ATACCGTGCTTAACGGCATGCACGGTAAGCGGATCACCACGGTTCATATCGGTCCAAAGTGTAGCACCGACGAACAGCACGTTGTCCAGTTCGAAGCAATCATTTTCCATGATGCGGAAATTGTCCGGCAGCTCCTTGCGCATACGAGCATGGGTCTTTTCAAACGCCATGCGGTAATGCTCGTGGTTGCCAGCAATCATAAGGACATGCTGATACTTCTTCTCGCACTCCTCAATGAAGAATTGGTTGATCCGGCCCTTGTTGCTGATCTTAATTCCGGTGCCGTGCTGATCGGGCTCGTACTTCTTCATCTCCTTTGCTTCGCAAGTATCGCCTGCAAGGATAAGAATGTCGCCGCCAGGCAGCGTTGGGTTAGTCTTCCCAACGTCCAAATGTAGATCTGAGCAATAATTGATTTTCATAGCCTTAATTATACTATCTTTTTTGGTTTTTGTCAACCAAAAATAAGGGCGTTGCCGCCCTTATTTTAAGCTTCGATTGTTTAATCCTAAAGATTATAGATCGTAGTGAGCGCGTGAACCGAGCTGATCGCGAGCAGTCATACGGAATGCGCCTGCTCCACGATAGTTCTTGCGGCTTAGAACATTGAGACCAACCTGACGTAGCTCATGAATGCGAGCACGTAGGTTCTTAATGCCAAACTGTGAACGTGCCTGAGCAACGGTTAATTCACGGCCTGTACCACGCAGATACTCTTGTAAAAACTCGTTTTGGGTCATGTTGTTATTTCTTACCATCTTTTAGTTCTCCTATATAGTTGCTGCTTATTCAGCAGCATTTATACATTATGCGCTATTGCCGTTGCATAGTGCAAAACATTTGGTTAAATCAGTTTGGTTAGATCGCCCAAATCATTTGTTAACTTTTTTCATTATAAGGCGTTATTTGTATGTAGGCCTACAAACTTACACTAACCTTAAGGAAACCAAAATGAACAAGATTATGATTGTTTTACTTGCTGCTGTTTCTATGTCCGCTTTTGCTGCTGATGCTGCTAAGGCACCTGCTGCTCCTGCTGTTGCTGCTGCTCCTGCTGTTGCTGCTGCTCCTGCTGTTGCTGCTGCTCCTGCTGCTAAGGCAGAAGCACCAAAGGCTAAGGCAAAGCCTGCTAAAAGCAAAAAGGCAGCAAAGAAGCCAGCAGCAAAAACTCCTGCTCCTGCTCCTGCTCCTGCCGCAGCGCCCGCCGCTGTTCCTGCTAAGTAATATTGAAGAAGAATTCTACGAAGACGATGACTTACTGCATGTCAATAACACACATCAAGCCAGAGTCAAGGATGACCTCAGCAACAAGGTTAAACTTAGATTGTTGATGGCACGTAGATTAGCATTACAGGCGTATGACAAAACATGGACCTAAGGGTCCATGTTTTTTATCTGACGAATTTGCTTTGTAAGACAAGGAAAATAATTTCGGCTTCGGTTGGCTCGGCGTTAAGAAGTTTAATAAACCTTACCTTTTGCTTACAATTAGAATCTTCTTCAAAAATTAAATTAGAAGAATATTGAAGCATCAGAGGAATTCGATCACGATCTGTAAAACTATAAATTCCGGCAGGATAAAAGTTATTGCCAAGAGGACCAGTATAAGTAGCCTGTACGGTTCTAACGTAGATCATACCTTCGTTAGCGTAAATGTTCCGTCGCCGTTATCTGACCAGTTAATGTCGTCGCCTTCTTGCCAACCAACTCGTTCCATCATGTCGAGCGGAAAGATCAGATAGCATTCACCGTCGGCATCTTCTTGAACTGTTGCTGTCCAAGTTTTTGGTCCGTCTTCGAGAATGTCCCACACCTTTTGTTGGTCGTTAAGCATTTGGTCGGCCATTTTGCTCTTTCTTTAAAGCATCCCAGGTTGCGCACTTAGAAATAACTTCTCCTAGTTCTGGTGCCATGTTGAGATTGAATACTTGTTGTTCAAATGGCTGCTTATATACCAGGGCATCTGACCCAGGCATAAAGAACTTAACTACGCCAGTTAGATACATTGTGTTCCGTTTGAAGTCCATGCTCAATGATAGAACTTCTACTACAGACTTGAGCTCAAAACTAACTTCCATGTTATTTGTCCCATTCGATTTGGCAAAAGGTTACGGCAAGGGCCTGTAACATAAGACAAAGCGCAGTCGGAATCCATCCACCGTATGCTAACACTATCAAAGAAACAATAGCATTACATAGGTACGCATAATACAGAGGCCTCATTTCTTTATCTCCCATTCGTATGGTTCGCGTTCTTCTTCGTGGCTCTCGCTTAGGTCAATCCAGGTCCGTTCTCCTGCCGGATGACCCATCGTAAATTCAAGCAGCTTGTCTTCGCGGTAAGCGCGACGGATATATTCGTGGCCGCCATCTACGCTTAGGTTACCGCACTTGCATGTTCGGAAATCGTGACCATACAGTGATTCAATGATGTCTCCACACAGCAGACACTGAGCCTTGTTTACAGTAACGACAGTACGGTAGAACTTATTCTCCATTTTTACATCCCCCTGAATACTTTACCGGAAATTCCCGTGGTACCGTCGGTTACAACAATACGGAACATTTCGAGATCTTCAAACTTGAAGGCTGTCGTAGTTACACGATCGCGCCGTTCTTGCCTGCCGTAGATCGAACCACTGTATGATGTAGTATGCTTGATCTTTACCTTGTTGTCAACCAGCATATCTTCGATCTCGGCTAGGGTTGCGTCGTAATCATATTGGCAAGTTACGTCGTTATACTTCCCGTTGTCGCCACGCATCGCAATATACATCTTTCCATCGTGCCTAGCAATGATTGGGTCAGTGCTGTAAGAACCCACCCGTGGCCACATCGGTCCTACAATCTTCTCGCCGAGCGGTTCCAGCGTTGTGGTTATCTTGCTCATATCGATCTTAGTCGGAGACACAAGGATTACGTTGCCTACGTCGTCAATACCAACGTCCCGGCTAAGCTCAGCAGTTACGGTCTTTGCTACCTCCAGCTTAGACAACGGGGTAGGAATCTTGTCAAGGATCGCTACCACCTTAGGTGAAGCGAGCGTAAAATACTGACCACCGTTAGCAGATTTGAACAAGTACTTGTCTGTCTGCTTGGTGTTGAATCTGTGAACTCCGGTGCCATAGGTGTAATAACGACTGCGACCGTCTTTAATCTCTTCTTCGTCAACCTCAAGGAAGAAGTACTTGCCCATGTAATAACATGTTTCGTATTTCCCGGCAATCTTGCTTGAGAGGAGCTCAATCTTGTCGCCTGGGTTGATATCCTTTAGCGAAATCTTCGTGTTTACCTTCGTTGTCATTGCCGTGGCAGCGATAAACGGTTCAGAGGTCTCCGGTAGAAGGATGTTGTTTGCACCTTGCCGGCCCCAAACGCACTTGCCCTGGATAACGCCATTCACTATTGTGGAGCAGGAGAGCACACTCGCGAAGTTCTCGCTGCTGATCTCAAGATCGAAACCACGCGGGTCAGTAATGCGCCATTTCACATTACCGCCGCCGCCCCAGCCATAACGGCGAACTGACTTAGCAATCTGGAAGCCTTCGACTGGCACGTTGTCAAGGATGCGCGGGTAGCAGTTAGCGATGAACAGCATACTGGCATCCCAATGCGTCACATTTGCTCCGTATCCACGATCGCCACCGCCTGTCACTGTGACATCATCGTCTTCGTTGATTTCTACTTTAACGCCGTGGCCATAAGCCCAGCTGTCTTGCGTTGATTTTCGTTTTTCAAACGCAGCGTCTTTCGTGTAAGGCGAAGCAAAGCCGAGTAGGCCATCTTCGTTGTTTGCGTCACCACGGTATTGAACGGTGGTGTAAAGCTTACGCGGAATAGTAGTTGTAACCATATTATCCTCTAATTAAAAGTATATTAAATATTAACACATTAATTTACAATAGTCACTCCCACGCTTGTTCTTTTGTAAGAGCTGGTCTTTCGTATGGTCTGGCCAATTTACCACTCTCCTGTTTTACGTGTGATTTTGTTGATCCGTTCTTGAAGGTCGATTACGTGAGCCCGTTGGGCGCGACATTCATCTTCAAGGTCAATGATTCTTTGCCGCAAGCGTTCAATCGTACCTGCTGCTTCGTCGCACGTATCCGAAATTCGGTCAGGCTTGCCATCCTTAGTGCGGCCGATCTTACGCCGGATCTCTGACCGCAGTTTTAGTTTTTCGAGGATGTCTTGCTCCTCGAATGGTTTTTCATTCTTTGCCGTCATACACTTCCCAGTCGTGCTTCCTACAGTCCCAATGGCGGTGATCGTAAATCTTAGCGTTCAACGTGTAGCCAAACAGATTGATTTCAAACGACGGGCCTGCGTGGTCACTGCCTTTCCAGTTGAGATCAACCGCAAGCTCGAGCACGTTGTAAGCGTAGCGAGAGAACTGAACCTCCCACGACTTGTTTTCGCAGATTGGTCCAGTAGTACAACCGAGATTCTCAAACTCGCCGTGCTTGAACGGATTACGGATAGCAAACCAGATATTAATCATCCTTGGAACCCCTTAATAATTAATTCGCGCACGTTTTTCTTCCTTTGTTCTGTAGTCGAACCGGTGGCGTTTGCCGACCAGCCTGTAGAATTTCTTGTCCATTTTCTTGCCCAGCCACAACAGTGACAGGACAGTAACAGCGCCGATAGCAATGTCAGTTAGTGTTCTTTCAGTTGTTTGCTTTTTAGCCATTACAGCTTTTCTCCTGGAGTTATGTCAGCCCACTTCTTCCCGATGCGCCACGCTGACTCCGGAATAAACATTATCGTTGAACCCAATCCTACTGCCATCGGGTTTGCCTTTTGCTCAGCGGCGTTGCTTACCTTTGCCGCTTCTTTTGCCTTTTGAAAAGTAGCAAGGTCCGGAAACCCAAACTCCTCAAAGTTCGTCCCGTCCAGTTTTCCTAAGTATTTCACAGTTTCTCTCCCTTAGCAAAGCCGCGCCACGTCTTGAAGCGCGGGAACCTCATGCTCCAGTAATCGTTGTCGTCGGACTTAGTCAGCGCGTCTGCGCGGATCTCGCCAATGTCGCCAACGCAGCTCGGGCCGTTCGGCACTTCCGTTATCGTCTCCCACTTGCCCTTTACCTTCTTCTGCCAGGTAACCGGCTTGCCAGTGAAGTTCGCCCAAATCTGCGCACGTTGTTGAATGCTGTAACCACCACCGCAGGTGACCTTTACCTTCTTGCTGTCAACCACGCCTTCGAACACGATCGCGCCCATTGTGCCTTTGAACTTGCTGTCGGGCTTGCCTTCTTCGACATCGACCGCAGTAAGCGACTCTTCGATGAACGGCTTCATCTTCATCCAGTTCAGCGAACGCTTACACTCGTACAGCGCCTCCGGATCCTTCAGCATAATGCCTTCGTACTTGCCCAGGAGCGCCAGTGCGTTGATTTCTAGCAACCGCGCCTTGCCTTCCTTAGTGTCCAGATCCACAAGTTCGGTGCCTACAACCGTTACGTTGGGCAGCTTGTCGCAGAATATGTTGGTGGACCAGTATATCAACGAAGCCGTGCGCGCCGCCTGCTTCTCGGTACTCTTGCCAGCTAAGAACTCGCTGAGTGGAAGGAAGTCAAACAAGTTGAGCACCGTGTCGTCTGCTTGGACGTCGGTCTTGCGCTTCGCTTGCTTCATCAAGTCCTGGAAGCTAGCGGACATCACTTCGCCGTCGAACACCATTGGATATCGGAGTTGCGACGCAATTGTCGCAAACTGCGATTTGATCTTTTCGAAGTTGAACAGCTCTTTGCCGTTGCGCGAATACTGGTTCACCTTGCCGTCGGGATAAACGATTGTGATGCAGCGCATGCCGTCAAGCTTGACGTCGATAATTTTCTTGCCGCACAGCAATTCCTCGGCTACGTTGCCTTCGTCGTCCACGCAGTCCTTAGCGAGCTGCACTTCGAACACCGGAATTGCGTATTTGGGGAAATCTTTTTCGCACACCTTGTTAACTGTGCTTTCGCTGAAGCCCGCCTTGAGGTCCTTTATAAGCACCAGGCGGTACCAGCCGTTCCATTCTTCGGTCGTTGCCAGTGCCATTGCTGCGCCAATTGCGTCCTGCGCAGCGTCACCAGTCAGCTTGCGCTCAGCAAGTTCCTGACACAGGTTGAAAAACATAGCAGGCGCAAGTCCAGGGCCGCTCTTCTTGCTTTCGGGCACCTTCTTCACTCCCAGTGTCAGCATCGGATCATACGCAATGCGAATGCCCCGGAACAGGTCATCATTGCCTGCTATGGCTTCTTGGAGCAGGAAGGTTTGTTTGGCCAGCTTTGAGTCGTTTGCTGTAATCTTCGCTAGCACAGTCCAGGGTTTGTTCATGTCGTAGTCCTTATTTAATAAAGCTATTATACAGCCAAACGGCTCAAATGTCAACCACTGTTTTCTTCATTATTCCGCCATATTTTAGCAAGAATATCGTTTCGTCTGCTGGGTTATTCCAGCAGCCATGGAGGTTGATGTTAGACTTTAAAACTTCTGTAACCAAATTGAAGCACGTCATGTGATCGTATACGTCTAGGTGCCTACACTTCCTAACCATAAACTTCTTGCGTATTAAGTTGTAGGCGATAATCGTATCGGCTCTTCCTATAATGTTTAGGTGGCGTATTACAGGAGTAGGCAGCGGATCACCTCTGGGATAAGAAGCAAAAACAAGATACTCCTCGTCACGCCAGACTAACATGGTTATTCTCTTTCAGCAGGTCGAATACGTGCTGCTTGGCTGCGGTGATTGCAGCTTGCATGAATACTACGTGTAGCAAAAAGACTGTGCCAATTACAAACCAACCTTGCCAAACAAATATTAAAAGGCAGGCGGTGTCAAAAGTAACGTCGATTATCCGCCAATACTTAGGAGGTAATGTTTCTGGTTTAGCCGCCAACGCTTTCCACACTGCCGGGACCAACGCCGCGCAGGAGACAATAAACAAAAACCAAACGTAAAACATAACCAAGTTAGCTGCACCTTGGACTTGTTCGGCGAACGCAAAATACATCGCAGTTGCGAACAAGCCGTTGGTGCCAGACCAGTAAAAGAATCGTTTCATTTTGTTACTCCTGTATCTTTTCGTCCTTGTTTCCGACCTGCGTCGTATGCTGACTTCACTATGCGTTGAAGCAAAGACAAGTCTGCCGGGTTGCTAAAAAATCTATTAGCGAGCTTGTGGTAAAGGACACTGCCAACCAACCAATCCGAAAAGTTCATATTGCCTCCACATGTTTGCACTTGCTGCGGAACGTAAATCCCTGGCAGGTACAGGTTTTGTTTACAGGATCAACGTAATACGTTTCGCCCTTGCTGCCTTTAACAGTTACGAGCGTAGGATCCGTCTCGACCACTCTCGCCTCGAAAAGGTTTTGCACCTTCTCAAACTTGCGGCCGCGCTTGTCGATTTGCATCGGCTTGGTGAAGTAGGTAACCTCGCCTTTGAAGTTACAAAATGCGAAGCACTTGTCACCTTCAAGCAGATAAACGCCGGTCGGAGTAGCGTCTTTCCATTGCGTGATTTCGCGGAATGCTTCGGCCATTTTATTTTGCCTTAAAGGAACTACACTTACCAGTTAAATTCAAGCAAACAAGATTCTTGCGATTCTTGTCGCACTCCAGATACGTCCAAAACTTCTCTGGATCCGGGACCTTAGGTAACAAACTAACATCACCTTTGTATGTTCCCGACCAGTCGCGAAAAGCATACCCGTCGGCATATTTCCGAACACCGAACTGGCAATCATCGCAGGATACCAGATTAGCCATTTTGGAAAACTCCGTACTTGAGAAGCATCATCGCGTATGCTCCTGGGTTGTTAGGTTCTTTGTAGCAGTTGTGACTAATTAGATCGTAGCAGCTCGAGCAAAAGAATCCAGTAATGCCAAAGTAATCACGGCATGACCACCATTGGCTACCGCGTACATACCGGTTCGGCTTGCCGCAGTGGGTACAGGTCTCAGCCATATATGCCATATCCTAAAAATCCAAACCCAGCAAAGCCGATGACCAAAAGCTTTTGCCGGAAGTATCGTGGCGTGCCGCGTGGCGCCGGAGTAATCTGGTTAACAATTTCGTCGCCTATTAGGAGCACAATAGAAAGTGTTACAAGGAAAGCGCCGAAGATAATAAGACCGGTTTTCATTTTTACACCTTTACTGGAGCAGTGGTTGTAGGAGTAAGCTCGACTTCGCCAACGAAGTAATCGCTCTGACTTCTCTTTTCGAGCCTCTTCAGTTCCTTTGCTTTCTTCTCTGCAAACGAAAACGTGGCCCATGTCATGGCAAGTTCGGGCGCCGGATACCAACACCCGGTAGATTCGCGATATTCAGTAACTCCGGTTGGCCGCACGACGCGGTAAATGTAAAAACGGCGATGTGTGTTCATTTTTTGCTCAATTGCCCTTCGCGGTAAGAAACCAGGATTACCAATGCGGTGAACACTGGGCTATATCCTATCCACAGTAAGCTCATTCTCTCAACTGCATCGGGTTGATCGACATACTGCGCAAAGATAGCGACAGCAAGTAACACCCACGGCATAAAAATTGCTGCTAGTGCAGGGGCTCTCATGTTAAATACGATGCAGCAAGGACCACTTTTCCGTGGGTGTTAGCGAACCAAATGAAGTTTGACATGTAGCTCGGGTTTATAGGAAACTGGTCAAATTTCAGTGCCATCCTCAGTAGCGACACAGTGAACAGTTCTTCTGCTATGACGGGCGGCAACTTAGTTGCTTTCAACATCAGTTCCTCGCCCGGCATATTAAGCAATGCCCAGACAGCGGCGTTATTTTCTTCAGTGACCTCCGGAACGCGGAAGTTCTCTTTCAGATGCGCTAGGACGAGGTCAAACTTTTTTGTGGCCTCAGCCTTATCGGTTATCCCGCGGCAGTCCTCGTACAGTTCCAGGGCGCGGGCATACTTATCAACCTGCCCGATGTTTGCGAATGCTGCCGGAGTTGCCGCAGCAGCCGCGAGCGCAGCAAGTGATTTTAGAAATCCACGACGGTCCATGTTTGGCTCCTGTTGTGTTTTGGTAGCTTAGGCAACAGCGCCAGCAGCAACAGCCGACTTGGTCGACACTGTGGAAAGCTTGTATTTCTTTTTGGCGCCCCAGGTCTGCTCCACGATGAACGGATACTTGTGTGCCTTGGCATTGTAGCCAACCACCTTCACGCGGCCCAGCGACGGCACCACGTAAATCTTGTTCTCGTCGAACGCATTGCCCAGGATGTACTTGTAACGGCCCAGCGCCGCTTCCTTGGGACTCACCGGAGCAGACGCGCCAGTGGCGCCGCGCGCCACCCCTTCGATCTTGCAGCGGGCGGTCGTAGCGTCGTAGCGGATAATGCCAACTGTGAAATCCACGCCAGTTTTGGCAGCAACAAGGGCCAGCGCAGCTTCCAGTTCTTTGCGCAGGTTAGCAACAGCAGGCTTGGAAAGTGTGGTCATTTGCTTTACTCCGTGTTGTTATTCAATAAAGCTATTATACGCTCTTTTACCAAAAAGTCAACCAAAATCTGCGAATTTTAGCCAAAAAATTAGGCCCAACTAAATCAATGACTTAGCGGACCTAATTCTGCGTGTGAAGCGAGGTTACTTTGCTGATTCTGCGGCGCGAGCTTGAAGTTCAGCCATAATGTCTTCGGCGCTCTTGGTTGTGGAAGCGGACTTGGAAGCCGGCTTCTTTGCTGCGGCCTTCGCAGTAGGCTTTGCTGTAACTTTGGCCTTTGCTGCTTTTGCTTTTGGTGCTACGGCCTTCTTCTCAGTTCCGGTCTTGAGGACCTTGGTCTTTGCGGCCTTTACAACTTTTGTGCCGCTGTACTTCTCATCTGCCTCATCCAGGGCAGCTTTGTATTCCGGGCTTTGGGCCAGGTCAGTAGTAAGCAAATACTTGACTACTTCGGGCTTGTCCATCTCTGACGGTAGCTCGACTAGGTTGATGTCCGTATGCCCGTTCTTGTCCAAAATCTTAACACGGGTCATATCATTCGCAAAACGAACTTTCACTTCACCCTTGTGCTTCGAAACACCTGCTACTTTAAATCCTGCCATTTGTGATTCTCCTTCTGTTGGTGGTTAGATACTGCTGTTTTCAAAACTTATAAAACTACTATACACGGTTTTGGATCGGATAGCAACCGAATTTTGGGGTCAATTTAACCAAAAACTTTCAATTGAATCCGCCGAATGCTTTAACCGTTAGCACGACTATGATTGCTCCGAGCACCCACTTGTTAATCACAAGCATCGTTAAGAACTCGATGAAATTAACACGCTCACCAACATGCAATTCTCTTCGACTAACTTCACTTCTCGAGTTCTTGCGTAGCGTGGTTCCTAACGACGAGTTTGGATTATCCCAAACATCTGCCATGTGTCGGGCATCGTCGCCCCTGCTAACTAACTCCAGAGCAGCTTCAAACTTGATACCGTTTTGCTTTGCCAGATCAATTGCGCGAACTGCTTTGTTCAGGCTTGTTAGGAACAGAACCTCCTCTGCGACTTCAACCGGAAGACCTGCTCGAGTACCGTCACGCGAATCCATTACTAATGTGTTGAGGAAAGAATCGAGTTCTTGTGTTCCCCAGGTACCGCAGATCTTTGCTTGAAGGATTGGCATGCGCTCAAGCTCGGCAGTGACCAAAATCAATTCTGGGACCGTAGCTGGAACCTCGTCGAGATCAATCAGCTTGAACTCCGCAAAAGAAACTTTCTCTGGTGGAGTGTCTTTAAGACTCATTCTTTTCCGCCGAGGGATTTCCACACTTGCGACTTTTCATACGCGATCCTGCGCTTGCGGCGTTCCCACATGTCGTACAGAGTAACTACGCCTAAGAACCCGCCGGCGCCAACTGCTGCAAAAGCAATGATACCGAGAAAGATAACTAAGCCGACGTAGAAAGGTAGCAACACTAGCCACCAAGACCACGTCGCAATTGTCCCAATCTCAAAAATTTTACATAAGACGAAGATAATGCCGAGCAAGCCAAGCCAGCTGCCGATTCCTACGTTAACAGTTGCTTTTTCTTCGCTCATTTAATAAATGCACCCATGATATTCGTCTTCGATGACAGCACCAGTCTTCTTACACCATGCCATCATTTGCTTGATGCTGACAAAATCTTTTCCGCAAGCAAATAGTGCTCGGTCATTGTCCCAGCTACCACAGGTGACATGACAAACTCGGCCACCTTCGCTATATTGATCGTCAGGATCAAACCAATCGCCTGCTTGCTGTTCAGCAAACGCCTCGTCGGTCAATCTCTCAGCAGCTAGCCCATTACCATCGGTAAAGTCTGGCGGATCACTGTTGATCCATTCCCATAGCGCAGGCCCAACGAGTTTGGTATAAGTGTCTCCTTGACCTTCAAGGACAATAAGGTAGACCGGCTTCTCTTTTTTAGCCATTTTGTTTATCCTTTGCAAGAATACAAGTGCCACGAATATAAACGCCGCCTGCCCCGCTGCGAGTATTAGCTGTAACACCTTGCGACCAGAGGATGAACTCTATTGCCTCAATCTCGCTTTGTGTCGGTTTGCTGCGCAAAGTGACGTACCTCTTCCCAACATCTTTGCCACCACGTTGCCCCACCGGACAGTCAGTATACGAATGCGAACCTACGCGAGACATGACGCGCTTAACTGCGGCACGAAACTGCTTGGTCGTTGCGTATGGGCGATTAAGGATATCCATTGTTTTACCTTGGAGGTTGACTGATGGAGTCTTTCTTCGTCTCAACTACAGAACAGTTAACGTAGGTGTCGCCAACTTTCGCAATGCCCACTCGAGAACAATCCTGGACGATGGTGCTGGCGCTAAAGTGCGAGCCAATGGTTGCGCCAATGACGCCGACGATGGCGATCTCCGCCGCAATCGTAACGACGGAGATACACATGCGCTGGATTTTGTCAATGACGATTTTTGTTTTTGGCTCAGGCGGGTTTGGTAGCGCCGCGCTGGCCATTGTTGGTAGGGTGTCGCCGTCTTTATCACCCATTCTCAGTCACCCGCACTTTGAAGCCCAGGTCCTGCATTTCGTCAGCGAACGCTTGGCCAACAGCCTCGTCGTCGAAGTCTTGTTCGTCGATGATCACAGTGCCGGAATATACGAGTACAGTCATTTGTGTTTCTCCTTTTAGTTAACGTCCGTTTGCTTTTTTGAAAGCGTCAATCCAATCTTGCGGGACGACCCATACTTGAAACTCGCTGCGCGGTACGCCCAGCACATCCATTAACCGCATCTTAAACGAACCCCAACCATGGCGATCCCATCCTGGAATGTGCTTGACTGCGGCTACGGTTGCTCGAATGTGTTTCATGTCCGTCCTACGATTCAATAAAGCAATTATACAGCCTTTTAAAGAAAAGTCAACCGGAATCTTAGGTTAAACCTAAGTCATTGATTTAATAGCGTAATCCAGCCATTTCTTCTATGTATTCGCGGAGTTCTTTGTCGATGGCTGGCTTGGCAATGATGTTCCAAATGCGATCTTGCACTTCGTATCTCAAATCCATCGAGTCATACAGCGTATCTTTTTCTGCTATGTCTTCGAAGTCCATGTTCATGCTGCCCAACCAATCGCCTATTATAAACTGTACGTCGGTATCATCTAAGTCCTCGCCTGCTAAGAACATGTCAGAATCTAGGCCGGCTATAATCGCATCGGTTAGTCCTTGCCCGTCTCGAAGAAGTGCGTTATGTACTAGCGTAGATAACTTTCGAGGAATATGACCGTTGGATTGTTTTGCTAACGTGCGATAAATCGCATCGCTTACTTTCAACACTAAGTTCCTGTTACTAACTGACCGTAAAATTGTCTCAGCCATACTATGTTTAAGGTTCTCGAAGTCTTCGGCGAATTCTTCGGCACCAACTACAAACTCAACTACGTTGTTTGCTAATGCCTCGTTCATAAACAGATCAACCACTTGCGGGAACCTTCGTAGTAACGGGTCTAACTTAATAGGTATGTCCTGTATGTCCATAAACTGTCTGGCGCGGAAATGGAACTGGTACTTTTCTCCAGGACTAACAGGTGCCTTAGGTAAAAGGATGTATAAGTTTCCTTCCTTGTTGTAACGCTCAAACATGTTATTATTCTTTGCTGCCGTACACCAAGTTGTACCTTGCCCGTAATACTTCGCTGCTTCTACGTTCAGTATATGCAGGATCCGTAAAGTGTCGTCGTCGAGCACTACGTTTACTTGTCCTTTATCTACTACGACATCTTGCGGTTCAGGATAAGTAGCAACGGTTTGCTCAAAGTCTTGCATTGACCTGAACCGGTTGATATCTCTGTGCTCTGGCTTGAGTTGCTGCTTAGTCTTTAGCTTGTGGAACCGCTCTAACGCAGATGCGCCGCGTGATTCAAAGTCTTCGTACTTAGTAACGACGCCAAGTTGAGCAGCATAGGTTTTACATAACCACTGGGTGTATTCTTTGTGCGGGGTTGGATCCATTTCCTCGAAACCCCCAAGCAACCAGTTTATGTCGATTTCCGTTTTATTTAATTCGTCTTGTTGATCGTAAATTGATCGATCCTTTTTAGCAACCGCGAGAAGCTTTTCACCAAAGTTTTGTGCTGTGGTTTGACGATTGTACTCTACCAGGAATTCTACTGCTCTTACCATCGCGCCGCTGCCTTTACAAGTTCTATACTTAGTGGTTCTACGCTTACTATTTGATCGGGAGTTACCCAGCCTTTCTTCTTTAGCCATTTGCCTTCGTTGCTTGCTTGTGACAACGGATCTGAATCATCTACTTCCCACGTATTTATATCGTCGTTAAACGATACGATAGAGACAATGCCCGAGCCCATCTTCTTAGCTAATTCCCATTCCCACTTTGCTGCCCAGCGTGTTGCGTCCTTCTTGGATGTCATAGCAAAGATCTCGCCAATGTTGCCATACTGGCCGCCTGCTGCTTTAACAAAATTAGTAGGGTTAGCACCAGTAATCCCTTTAGCTTGGATTTTTGAAACTGTTACAGTTCTAGTAACGTGATACAAAGTTGCCCCGGTTGATTCAGTTATAAACTCTTTAGCTTTCATTACCATCCTCCCGGCGGCTCTGCAGGCAACCCTGCCCCTTTAAGGTCAGAAGCAGAAACTTTTGCTCCACCAGGTGGTGAAACCGGTTTTGGTTCTTTAACTCCGTTCTTCGAATCTACAAATCGTTTCCATAAGCTCTTCTCTATTGCTATACACTTCCCACTAAACCATACCTCGTTTTTCATAGGGTGGTTTAAAGCAAAAGACTTGATAGTTTTAATTTGCATGCCTGTCCTGTCAGGAGCCATGCCTCTGTTTAAGACATCAATGAAATCCTCTGACCCAACTTTTCCGTTTGACAGATACCGTAACTCTTTTTCTACTCTTGGCATCTTTACTGCTTTGACAAACTCAGCGTATGAAGTGTCGGGTAAGTACAGATAGTTTCTACACATGTCAGCGATGCCTTCAAACGTGGTGTGAATGTTAGGTTCAAACTCTGGCAAATGCGCCTTCACTTCCCATATGTCTTTCTCTGGACAAATGCCTATCCTTGTTCCGTTGAACGGAAATAAAGCATATAAAGATCCACCAAATGCGTTAGCATACGTCCGATCACTTGTAGCAATTAAGCTCTTGCTACGCTTTGGCCAAAGTGCGTAATTAGGACTATTGTCCATCAATAGCGTATAGTGATTAGAAGTGTTCTGTGACTTGCGCTCGCTGTTTGTTGTATCAATGAACACTAACGGTTCTTGGTGGTCTTTCATTGAACGCCAGATCGGATTCTCTAACATAGGCAGAGCTTCTGTACAGTGAGCGTTCAGCAGCTCCATAGCCTTCTCTAGCTGAAGGTTCTCAGCCTGGTATGGGGTAACCGCGGCTTCAACAGTAAATTCTTTTGCTCTCATGATTACTCGAATGTCACCCAAGGATCGGCAGCTATTATAGTCCCGTCTGCTCTCATTAACCAATTCTCAGAATGTAGGTCAAGAATGATTTCTGTTAGGTTATGCGCATCAGCATACACTTGCGCAGCTTTATAAAGAAATGTTGTTGCTTCTAATATTCCGCTTACGGTGTTTGCACCAGTAAGCTTACTGTCAAGTAATACCTGTTCTAATCTATTAGATTCGTAACCTAAACCGTGTCCTTCGCACTTGACTGAGTTGGCGACATCCCATAATACATTTGCGAGATAGTCGTTGTTAAGAGGATACAATCGTTCAATTCTGATTTGTAACACTTCCTCTGCGTCTACGTCTATACCATGTATAACCGGAAAATGTTTACTTTTGTACCCGTGGTCTACACAGAAGTGCACAAATGCCAAAGATGCTTTATGAACTCCTTTATCGGAGCCACCGAACCCGCCGCCTACGACTTTAACGACAGTATCAGGGTCAGAAAAATGATTCCACACTGTGGCTGTGTATCCTTTGCCAACTTGGTTCCATCCAGACTGCTTACGAATTTCATCGTTAACGAATCCTGGGTCAAGCTCGTTTAGCTGTTCGTTCTCGAATAGTTCAGTTAGAAACATAATATTCTCATAATGTGAACAGTGGACCTTGGATAAACCAGGTCTCTGTCCTTTCTTTAATCATTCCGTTGCGTAAAGCTTCGATGACGTCGGGTGTAAAGTCTCGATTCCGCCAACCTGATATTATCAGATGTGTTTCGACCGGAGCGTTACCTTCGAGCTCTAACTGGGCATTCATTCGGTGTCTACCTTCGTGCCCAGTTACCCAAGCCGGGAGAATAAACTTTCCGTTCTCCCATTCTTCGTCTACGCTTATGTATAGTGTTGGTGCGCCGAAGCTTCCTCCGGTTCGAGCATGATTTTTCATTTTTTCAATGCTGCTTCTTGCTGAGTCGTCAACGGTCAAGTTGCTTGCTAAATTTAAGAACTTGCTTGGCTTCATCATCACCCGCAGGCCCATGTAATCGATTTCTTGGTTGTTAGGCGTCTGGCCCCAACCTGATTGGTTATCAATGTTTAGCTCAGTAATTCTTGTCAACTCTTCAGACAACACCTTATCGACTTCTTTCTGAAGAATATCAAATACCGTTTCGTTAATGAATTCTTGTGCTCTCATTAGTCGTTCGCTCCTGGCGCCCACATATCTCCGTTAGGCTTAAAGCTAGTGCTGTTGCTGTTCGATCCGCTCTTATCAATTCCTGGGCGGGCTCCCCTCTCGTCGCTAGAGACGACCTTGTCACCGCTAACATCGCTGCTCCGTTCGTCTCGTTCGTCTGAGTAAAAATATCCTTGCTCGTCACTGAATACCTGATCTGCTTCGGAATACCACGGGTCAGCAGCTATGATAGTTCCGTTTGGCCTCATTAACCAGTTGCCGCCGTGCAAATCTATCCAGCCTTCGTTTATATTGTGAGCTTCCAAATAAACTGGTAAGGCCTTGCTCAAATACTTAATAGCTTCGACTATCTCGTCGACGTTATTGTTCTCTTTCATGCCCTGTATTCCTGAATACTTCATTGCTGACAGCAATTCGATTTTCGATTTAGTTAATGCTGCGCCGCCGGTAACAGCATTAGCTAATCTGCTTAGACCGCTCCTTACGTCACCGCTACTAATAGGAAGCAACTTCTCCATTCTGATCTGTAATACTTCGGCGTCGTCTATGTTTATTCCGTGAACGATAGGATAGTGCTTACTCGTGTGTCCGTGATCAACTAGAAAGTGAATAAACGCTAAAGTAATATTTCGATAGCCACCTTGCGCTTCGTAGTCTCCACCACCGACTACTTTAACTACGGTGTCTGGTTCTTGATAGTGTTGCCAAACTGACGCAGTAGCACCTTGTCCTAGCTTATCCCAGGCTCGTAAGTTTTTAAACTTACCTTGTGATTGCTGCTTGATAACCTGGTTAACATAATCCGGGGCAAGTTCGGTTAGTTCAGTGTCAAATAATTCAGTTAGGAACATAGTTAGTATTTACCTGTCGAACAATGCTGCGATTTCTGCGGATTTCTTAGCTAACATCTCTTTAGTGTACTTTGCCTTCTCTATTGCCGCAGGGGTTTCTGCTTTGGCGAACTTACTGCTATTTATCGCTGTGTTGATTTTACCTAAGTAGATTTCTTTTACTCTCGGAATAAGTTCTTCTTTGCCTACGCTCTGTAAGATGCCTTTAATACTGTCGATCATATCGGCTACGCGGACTTCTCCGCCTACTAACCCGGGATACTGCTTAACTAACGGAGATGGTGTTCCTCCGAAAAACTTAACTATGTCAAGTGCCCAGGTCTTTGGGTTGTTAGTGACTGTCTTTAGGTCAACATCCTTAACTGTGCGGAACGGGACGAATGTGCCATTTTGGAATTTTGCTTGAACTCCGTGGCCGCCGCCGATGCTCAGATTGAGGACTTCACCGAGCGACGAGTAAAGTGAGTTTGCTAACACACCTTTCATGTTCCACTCTGGCCGTAGTGCGTTAGTCCAGTCTTTATTCTCGTAGTAAGATGTGATTAGGTCGATCTGAACATAATCGTTTCCTATCTTTAGGATAACATTAACGCCGTTGTCTGAAGAAAAAGCAGAGGTTGAATCGCAAAACTCTTTAATAGCGTCGTTGTAGATCTTAAGGTTTGCGTTATTTGTGGTTCCTTCAATGCGTGGGATATGGAACTGGACATCAACGTCGCCATACTCTTTGTCTGGCTGTTGAACTAAGTCCCGTTCGTAGTATGTTGCGCTGCCACCCGGTGCCGATATCTCTGTTGGTCCTAATCCTTTTGTCTTTAGGAAGTTGTTCAAGGCGGGAATAAACTGAGTAGTTAATACCTTCATACATTGCTGAACGAGCCGTGGGGTAATAACTGTGTTTTGTGTTAGTGTCGATGCCCATCCACCTTCTAAAATAATTTCGTTAATTTTCATAATATGTTCTTATCCCCAATAAACCAGGTTGTATTCATAAGATTTTCACTCATTTCCTTATTAGTTTTTAGATGTCGAGTCATCTTACTTTCAATGAATATTTCGCTTGGTCCTGCTTTTTCATATGCTGCTTCATTCCATTCTTTTTCTAAAGAGTTGATATCCGGGAAATCACCGGTTTGATCAGTTAATGTTAATCCTCTACCTTTAGCTAAGATAAGTTTCTTAAGCCATGTAAATCCTTCAGGAGTTAACCCTTCATTTTTTGAGATTTGTATTTTTACTACAGCTTTAAGACGATGTGTTACGCAGCCAATTAATGCAGTAACATAACCGGGACCATTAACAAAGTTCCTAATTCCTTTTAACTCATTTCCTTTTAGTATTACTAGTGCATCAATACTGTCATCACCAATGAACGAGTAGACATCTTGATCATTTATATTACAGTGATATACATCTTTACCATCTAAACTATTTACAATTTGAGATTTAGTAATTATTTGATTTTTCATATCTTGAGTTATATCTAATGCAGAATGGGCGTAGTCAATTTCAGTTAACCCTTCTTCGTTTGTCATCAACTTTTTAACACGCGGCTTGAATAGCTGGACATCTCCCTTATCGGTCTTTAACACTGGCTGATTGTGCTTATCCTTCTTAAAGCCTTTGATCTCGGCAGGGCTGTTCTTAAATTTACCCTTCATTACAACATCCCCGGTTTCCAATTCCGGAGGTTGGTAGGTTTCTGCACCTTCTACAATAAACTCGTTTGCTCTCATTCTTTGTTGCCACCTTTATATAGATCAGCAATACCTTTGCCAAAGTCATTTCCGTTGTATATACGCATAGACGATGGGATAATATCGTTGCCTAACTCTTTAGCAAAGACATACATCTCTTTCGCAATACCTTGTCGGCGATACTCTGGCTTTACTTCGACGAATACTGCTTCTAAGTTGTTGTCTGTCACTTTGTATGTTACGTTGCCTACTTTGTTGCCTTTAGCAGTGAAGGCGTCAATGTGAAAGTTTTCGCTTGTATTAATCTTCTTAGTTGGCGAATACGGTAGCGGGCCGTGGTATGCTTTAAGCATATACTTGCCGCCGAGTATCTCTTTCGTCTTTTCAAACCCGCGGCGGAATACTTGCGGGTTGATGCTGTCAGTTATGAACTCAGATGATTTCATTGCACTCCTTTAATTACTAATCGCCAATCACTAAATTTTAATCGCAACACAGTTAAGAACTGATCTTTATCTGACTCAGTCTGAAATAGTAAAGTGTTACTAAGCTTATCCCCACTAACTCGCTCACCGTCCGGAAATCGATATATCTGTCCTAAGTATTCAAAATAAAACATGTCAGTTTGATGATCTTGTAATACTACTGGACCAGAAAAGTGTTTCACTGATAATAATTTACCAAGAGGAATAACAAGAAAACTAACTGGAGAAACCTTTGCCCCGATCTGCGGTGTAACTTGTTGCTGTTGAGCCAAGAAACTTTGAAGAATCTTAAAATCATCATTATCCTCAAATAACTCAGGACGATCTAATAGCATAATACGGACATCCTCGTATTGCTCATCTAACACATCAATATAAGAGAACTCAGAGGATTTCATATTTGCTGTAACACCGGAATTGATGTTAACCCTAATTCAATAGCTCGTTGCACACGGTGATTTCCGTCTATTATAAAACCATCTTTAGCTAATACCGGTGGAGTTTGAGTTAAACTTTGATAAGTAACATTTCTGGCGCGAGCCTGGTCCATTTTAAATGGATCAGAGTTAATAATATCCGTCCCTGCTTCTTGATCGCTAAACGTTCTATATCGAGATGCTTCGTCAGAACTAATATTTGTTAATTTATATTTGTGCTTAGAGATATACGTCCTATCACCTGCACCCAAATACATGTGCTCATCTAAATAATCTGCTACTACACTTCCGCGCACTATGTCACCAGGTTTGCCCCAAGCAAAGCCAACAACTCGCTTAATAAAGTCGATCAACCCCTCAGTTATGAATTCTGTCGACTTCATTATCTCTTCCGTGTGCAAGCAGGGTGTGAACCGTCACTCAATGATTTGCGGATTGCTTCGGAGTAGCGTGTCCATTTCGTTAGCTCTGCGTCGCTCAGTTCCATAAAGCGATTGTCCATCTCTACCCAGGCTTTTTCAATATCCGTTAATGGTTTGTTATACTGGTATTCGTGCTCGCGGATCTTATCTTCAGCGTTGATTGCTGCTGCGCGATGCTGTACAATACACTTCTTCGCTGCTTCGCTTGCTGCACCAGAATCAAAACGGTTCTTACCTTCAAAGCGTCCAATCTCTTTGCCATCAGCAGTAGCTACGAAGGTGTTCGTTAAATCACCATCCTCGTCTTGGAGGCGGGTAATCTCATACTTTACCTTGCGAGCATCTTCTTTTAGGAATTCTTTGCTTAACATTAAACGGTTTCTCCCCAGGCAGTCATTAAGTTAACCACCATGCTGTCATTGTTTGGTCCATACAAAGGGAGTAAATAAAAAGACTCAGCGTGTAGCATAACTTCGTTTTTACTTCTGACTGCTTCTTTAACTGCGCCGACTTGATAGTCCCCGTCATCAAGCATCCATTTAATGGCCCCTATTAGGTTACGGTTGTTAGTATCTCCAACCCAATAACTCTTGCTAAATCCCGCTGCGGCAACTACCTCGCTAGGATAATGGTTAAACAAGAACATGTCGAGATGCTCAGTAAGGTCAGATATCTCGGGCGACCAACAAGCAGTAAATTCTCCTCTTGGAATGACTAATAAAGGATTGCCGTAGTCTCTAGCCATACCTTGAGATCCGGTCGCAAACAAAGCATTACTTCTGAACTTTATGCCAGTCGTTTCCTCGAAATATGCGTCGGCAATCTGATGAATAGCAAGGGGAGTATCTTTTGGCTTTCTGTTGACCGGGCACATGAGCACAGTGACTTGGTCAACACCCCTTCTTCCGTGATATAAGTCGTGCCTGTATAAGTCAAAGTCGATGGACTTTAGGTAAGGTTGACACTCGCTTTTTAGTACCTCAGCAAAACGGCGGAATTCCGGGGAGATAACAATTTCTTTCCCGGCTACAGTTACTTCAGTTATAAATTCAGAGCTTTTCACTACTCGACATCCTTGGACATCGAGTATTTATCTGTTTAGCGTCGAGTAATGATTTCGTCCACTAAGCCAAAGTCCAGGGCTTCTTGTGCGGACATGAAATTATCACGCTCCATGGCAGCAGCAAATTCGTCAAACGTCTTGCCTTTGCTATTGTGATCAACGTAGATCTGCGTAAGAACCTTCTTCATTTTGAGGATTTCTTCGACCTGAATAAGCATGTCCGTTGCTTGACCACGTGCACCACCGCTAGGTTGGTGAATCATGTGTCGTGCATACGGGAGGATCATGCGCTTACCTTTCGCGCCTGCTTGAGCAAGCAACGAACCCATGCTACAGGCCTGACCCATTACGATAGTGCGAACGTCACACTTTACGAATTGCATGGTATCGTAGATGGCCATACCTGCCGTTACGATGCCGCCCGGGGAGTTGATGTAAAAGATAATCTCTTTGTCTGCATCTTCTGCTTCAAGGAACAACATTTGCGCTACGACTACGCTAGACGACACCTCGTTTACGTCATCGTGAAGCATAACGATACGGTCTTTAAGCAAGCGACTGTAGATATCGTAGCTACGTTCGCCTTTAGCGGTTTGCTCGACTACCATTGGAATAAGGGACACGGGTTACCTTTCAAATTGTTAAGTTATATACTAACATAACTGAATAGCAAAGGTCAATCTGTTTGGCATAAATAAAAGTGCAGTTCGCGATGTTGAAGCATCCAACTGCCCTAGACTAACCAGGAGGCTATATGTCCAGCAATAATACTTATTACGTTTACGCATATCTGCGCAATAAAGACTCAAAAACTGCTAAAGCAGGAACACCTTATTATATTGGCAAAGGATCAGGACGACGCGCCTGGGTAACCCATAAACATAAGACCCCGGTGCCGAAAGATAAAACGTTTATTGTTCTACTTGAACAGAATTTAACTGAAGTCGGAGCATTAGCCTTAGAGAGGAGAATGATTGCTTGGCATGGAAGAAAAGATTTAGGAACAGGCATTCTATTAAATAGAACAGACGGAGGAGACGGTTGTAGCGGAGTTATTATGTCTGAATTAACTAAAGAAAAACGTAATGCTGCGCAAAGAGGAAAGAAGTTGTCAGAAGAACATAAGAGAAAAATATCTGTCGGTTCAAAATCAAGACCGCCTATATCCGAAGAAACGAGAGAAAAATTTAGGCTACGAAACAAAAACCGGGCGCCGATGACAGCTGAAGAGAGGGTAAAATTATCAATTGCAGTAACGCAGTCATGGGCAAGAAGAAAATTACTTAAATCTTCTGCCGCTTAATCCATTTGATTTCATCATATGTTGTTTTCAACGGAATACCAAAGCTTGCTAATTTCTTTCGAAATATGAAAAACGAAGGACCATGACTTAAGAGCGGAGCCCTACCTGAAGTTATTCTATCGGCGCCAAGGACCGACCATTGGTATTGATGGCACATTTCATGCGCTAGGATCATTATCATCCATTGAATACAGAAGAACCTGTAATTTAGCTTTATCTTCGTGTAATGCTTCGGCTCAGAAAAGCCTATACACATTCCCCACACGTTTAGGTTGCGTAGGTTGATGCTTGGGTGTTTTAACTTACCGTCGAATATATGGGTATTTAATAGATCGTATGCTTGGTGCACATCTTCTATTTTAGGCTGATACTTCTTCTTCCGCTGATAACGCTTACTAGGCAACGGAATCTTCATTAGTTCGATAAGGGAAGTAGAAGGAAGCACATGTTATTTAGTGCTTCGCTTCTACTATTTTGGAGTGGTTAATTCCAGATTTTTACTTGGTGCTTACACAGCAGACCGGTTGTGTCCGGAGTAACGTCAATCAATAACCCGGCCTCTTGGATTACATACGTTCCGTTGGACAGCTCAAGAAACTTGTACTTATCCAGCATATACCAGCCTGCGTCGTACCGCCCTTCGACAGGCGTATGCGCTGCAATATTGACGAAGTAGTTATTGGTCTTCTTGTCGTGGCAGGCGTCGGTAATTTCCCAGGTCCGAAGGAGAGCGTCGATGCATCGTCCGGTAACATCTTCGTAACTTGCGGCTGGTGCTGTGGCTACTTGTTCAACGGTTGCGACCTTTGGATCTTCTTTCTGAAGTTCAGACGCAAGCCAAAACCCTCCAGCAGTCACTGCGGCCGATACTGCAAAGACCGCAACTATTGTCAGTCCAATTCGGATTTTTCGGAAGTGTTCAGGGGGTATCATCATTTGGTGGTTTCCTTTTGACAGCTTCTGCTACAAGAGAGACAACCGTCGGCGCCATAAGAAGCACACCGATCAGTATCCCGAGAAGCATAGCATTTTGTTCAGTGAGTTCACACATCGTCGTCACTTCTTTCCACAATGAAGTTTGCGGTGGTTTGGACGATGTAATCAACTTCTTCGAACTCCACGTCTGGACGCTTGGAAAGCACGAATGCCTTCCTGGCATCACGAGTGGCGCGATCAAGGAAGACTTCGCACGGAGTGTAAAACACGCTCCAGCCCTCCCTGCTACCGTCGTCCTCGTCGTAATACAACAGGAAGACGTCCATTGATTACCCCTTTACCTTGTAAGGCACGGAGGTCTTCACGACCTGCTTGATGGCTTCAAGCGCCATCTCGTACGAGGCAGCGGGCACCTCGGCAATCACATACGACGCAGCTTTCTGCGTGTTGTATTGCAGTTCATAAACGGCCTTGGTAGCGGCCACCGTTACTGCTTCGTTCAAAACTACTGCTTGGGCTTTTGCCATTTTTACTACTCCTTATTGTGCTACGGTTGAAAAACTTTTAGCCTTGATCCTTTTGTGCGTTAGGTTTAAGTTGCGGCTCCATTTTGATGTCGAGCTCGCGGATAGTTTCGCTTGGAAGCCAAATGCCACTCGGCACTTTTACCTGACACCCTTGCATCGGTCCCCAGCGCACAGGCAGTCCGCTGTCTTCCCACTTGCTTTGGCATTCCCACTTGGCCATTCCGTACACAAACAGGATCATAGCAGGCAGTAGAAGAATTAAAAGAATGAGCCACACGTCGCCTTTTTGCTTTTTCATTTGTCCTCCACTGTGGTTAAAACTGCTCTGTCGTCTTCGACAGTTATTTCGTAGGTGTAGTCACCTTCGTCGCTCGGATGGCACAGGTAAATGTCGCCAGCGCCTTCTTTGAAGTTAGCAATCACTTGCGCGGCCAAGCAGTCCAGACCGTTAGCAAACTCGCCATCGGGCATCGTCATAGGAATTCCTTGGCCGATTGTGAAATACTTGAGATAATTTTCTAGTGTTTCTTTGAAGTCGGCTCCGTCGCAATGCTTGTAGAAAGCATACAGCGGTTTTCCTGCTTCGACAAAGCGGACCACGCAGCAGGTGCTCATGCTATTCGATCCCTCGTTGTGCGTTGTGCTTCTGACGTGCGCGAGTCGCAAACTTGCCGCGCTTGACTTTGTGCTGGCCAGCGCCGCAGGTCTTTGCGTTCTTTGCGACGAAATTGCGTTGCTTAATCATTTTTGTCTTCTTCACTTTAGTCTTTGTCGGGGACGGTTTCCGCCATAACTCTTGCCTACTGCCCAGGTGCGTATACTGTACGCTGAGGTCCTGCGTCGCTGTCGATCCCGTACAGGATGTTAAGAACCCCGTAATCAGTGTTGATGTCGTCAACGTTCTCAATGACGTCGTAGCGAGCATCGTGCGGCTTTGAGATTCTAACTGTGGTCGCCAATTACTTCACCTTTACCACGTAACCGTTTTCGATAGTGGCCTCGGCGTACCAGCTGTGGGCCTGCGGATAGTGCGGCCCTTCCAGGCATACTGTGCCTTGCTTGGGTTCGTTGCCGCCGAATGGCCCTGGTTGATAGATGCGGACCTTCTCGCCTGCGGCAACAGCTTCCTTCAGCGCCTTCTTCGTTTTGAAATTCGTTGTCGTGTACATATTTACATGCTCCAGTAAAGGTTGGTCGAAGGATCGCAAGGACCGCCTTGATCAGACCTGCGGATGAGCACCGGCTTGCCGCTCATCATGTTTGTCACTGTGACCAGCGGATCGTGTTTCATCGAAAAGTCTTCGTAGGTCATCACAACCCACTGCGCGGTGTTGCCGTATTCCTTGTTCAAACGTGCCGCTACGCCTTTCGCGCCGCGTTCGGTGTCGTAGGAGGCCGAACCGTATTTGCCGGGCTTGCGGTAAAGTCGCTCAGTTCCGACATTCATTATCACGTAACTCATTTGTTGCTCCGTTTTGTTAGCGTATGAGCGTATTATACAGCCATTTCGCTCAAAGGTCAACCATTATTTGCAAGTAGCAACCTTGCCGTCGGGCATGTATTTTACAGTGACACCAGACGTGAATTGGAGATACAGAACGCCATCCACGCATGTCTGCGTTCCGCCGCCAGTTATAGCGGAGATATTGCGATCAACGACGCCGCAGGCAGACAGTGACAGGACAGCAGCAAGGATAAGGAGTGTGGTTTTCATTTTGTTTCCTTTTTAGAGGTACATCATTTCTTCGGAGTTGCGCTTGGCAGTGGCCGCAGCGTCAAAGTCCCAGTTCCTCCAGCAAAACGCATTCAGGTCCAGCCTGTGCGTCCGTGCCATCCTGGAGCCCGGGTACGCAACAATGGTCACGCACTTCTCAGTGATTTTGGTGATCGTCCCGGTGTAGGACAAGTTGTAGGAATCGTATTCGGCTTCGTCGCCGACGCGCAGGGTGACGCCTTGCTTGATGCTGCCGTCTTTTTGCGCTTTGTGGATTGTGATGCTGTCGTAACCGCCTTTGACGAACTTGCCAAAGTAAGCCTGGTATTCGGTGGGGGAAGCAGGATAAATCGTGCCGTGGAATTTGCGGGCTTTGGACATGACGATCATTTGCTTTTCTCCGTTACGTTATTCAATAAAGCTATTATACGCTCTTTTTAGGAAAAGTCAACCGAAATCTTAGGCGTTGTAAGTCATTGATTACCTTCGGGTTTTATGTCTTTAAGATTGACCCATTTGTCACCTATTAGTATCTCAATGTCTCCGTTTTGGTACAAACGGAACACTCCGAGGTCAGTGACGCGCTCAGTATATGGCGGCGGAGTAGTCTGGTCTGGCATTGAAATATTTACGCCAGATTGCTGTAGAAAAAAGCTGAGCGTTAACTCAAAAGAAAAGCCCGTCAACCGGGCTTTCCTGTATTACTGCCTGTTAAAGCATTAGGCTCCGCTGTAATCGATCGGAGGAGTAGCTGGTCCAGGAACCATAACAACAGTCTTAACGACCTTTGTTCCAGTTGAGTTAAACTTCTTGCCTGGTGGCACAAGAGCTTCGTCGAACGGGTAGAACGTCGAAGTTGCGTTATCTGTTGCTGCGCCTTCTTGTGTTCCGTTGTTGTAAGTCTTGCCGTCTTCCTTAAACATAACCTTTAGGTCATAAGCAGGATCGGTATTTGCGATGTCTCCGGTGTCGCCAACGCGGGACGGTGCTGCTGCCGCTGAGTCTAAAGCTACAACCTTAACGATTGTGGAATCGCCCAAATCTACAGTTGCACCTGCTGCAACAGTTACTTCGTCGAATGGGTAAAAAGTTGATGTCGCGTTATCGACTGCTGTCCCTTCTTGAGTACCGTTGTTGTAGGTCTTGCCTTCGATCTTGAACATTACCTTTTCTGGTCCTGCGCTTCCATTTGTGTATGAGCTCATTTCTTAATTCTCCTATAGTTGTCTATTACGACATACAATTATTTAGTCTAAGTTAACAACAACTATTATTTTTCTACCTTTTTTGAGGAGAAATATGCGTATATTTTGATTACAGCCATTTTAGCTTAAACATTAGGAATTCTGCTTCGGTTTTGAACGCAAAGTTTCGCATACCAACTCGCTTCCCAGATTGAGTAGCCGTACACCATTGTTCCATGTCATTCAATGTTGGCATTTGTGTATCGGAAGTGTCTATTTTAACCATGATGTAGTTTTCGGTGTATGCTACTTCTTTAATTTTCATTTTTGCCCGACCAAATTAAAGCAAACCATACAGCATCTTTTTCTTGCGTGAAGCTAAACGTAACAGGTGCCCATCCTACAGCCTTCCATGAGCGTTTGCTTTTGATGTTATGATAACACCAGTCAACCCGTGGGTCCACATCAGTTACATACTTTACCATTTTTGGCACTGTAATATGGTACTTCATTTTCTGCTCGGCCCAGGTCAGAGCAAACAAAACCGCGTCTGCTTCTTTATAGAACCAGAATCGCACTGGTTGATAACACGAGTAATCCCACTCGGCATAGTTCATTCGTTCAAGACACCAATGGATGCGCGGGTCCTGAGCTTCTAATCGAGTATCTGGCAAATCTATCATGTGGGAACACCTCTTCATGATCCACCCCACCGCAGCGCGAACCACATGAAATCTTTTTCGTCTTTGAACGCGAAGAACACGTAATCGAGGCCGCCGATATCGTTGAGGCAGTAACCGTTATATTCTGTTTTAATCACCCGGTGGACGTCATAGCGGTACTTGTGCTTTATATTTTCTTTACACCAGTTATCCATTTCATCTAATGCTTGTAACCAGTCGCCGTACTTTGTCCAAATGTCTCCGAGCGGATCTTCAAACGTGCGAACGTAAGGATACCCCTCATACCAATTTGTAATTTGGGTTGCTCGGTAAATGACATCGGGGTCAAACCTACGTGCGTATTCCTCTTCGGACTCGCACCCGTTCTTTTTTAGAAACCTTTTTCGTTTCTTCTCGTGATATTTTTTCGAGAGAGTTTCAAAGTAACCTTTTAAGACCATTTTAGAGAAAACATGATTAGTTGCTGCTCGTCAACGAAACGAATCATAGCCTTTTTATTCAACTTAACGATTTCTGCTCCGCCGTATTCTTCAAATAGCCAATCTCGAAAAGCTTTTCCTTCACCGTAATTAGAAGGAATATAGTACCTACCTATACCTAATCCGTGCGGCGGATCTATGTTGCGACTCTCGTACCAATGGAGCAGCACCTTTGCGCCGATAGGGTTATACGGTATCATTGAATATTTTACGACCATCGCAGTAGAAACAGCATACGTTCTTTGTCATCACGAAATCTAAATGCGTTAAACGAGAGTCTTACTCCGCAGTCGTTTTCTTTACACCAAATTTCAAGCTCGTCAAGCATAGTGCTCATTCGCACAGCTCTATCGCCTGCTACAGCAAACACAGAGATCTCAGAAACTCCGAGAGTGACAAACTCTAATTTTTTGCCGAACGACATTTTAGTGTAGCGTGTGAGTTTTATACCCTTGAATCAGCACCTGGAGTCTCAGAAGCTCAGCTGTTACCTCGGGCGCAAGAGAAGCAATGGTTGCCTCGTGGATCCGAATCGCTTTCATGTTCTCGTCAAACTCGAGAAATGCCCCGCAGTAAAAGCACAGCGAAACATCGCCTGGTGCTGGGCCGCCCTGGCCTTCTTGCGAAGGAGAAGCAGCATCCAGCATTGATTCACAGCAAGGGCAAGTGACCTCTGGCAATAATGTTACTTCTGGTTCAAAAGACGAAGTCATGGTATTTGCTCTTTTGCTTGGTAAAGGTAACAGTTGCGCCTTTGTCGTTGGAGTAAGTAAACGCTCCGGTTGCTGCGTCGATCTTCTTCAGATTCAGGTAAGTGAATTGGAAGTTTGCGCCTTCTGCGGGCAGCTTCGGATCTGTTGTAGATTTAGCAACAGCGGTGGCACCTTGAACCGATGGAGCATCTTCGTCGTCATCAGTACCGTAGTAGTTGATGTGGAAGCGATCCTTGGATAGCGGGTTGCTTTCCATAGTCTTCGGGTGGTAAATCCCTTCCGGTACATCGATACCGTTGATCTTCATTGTGATGTCGTAAACGCCGCCGTCGTCGGACTGTGGCTTTGCGTTCAGCATCTTCATTGCTTCTTGTGCTGTTTCACCGTAGCGGTTCATTTCTTCAACAAGCGACTTCAGCATGTCGAAGTTGAATGCGCTGAACATAGAGCTAATGCGGCAGATGTTTTCGATCTGCTCTTTGTTCTTGAGGTTCTCTTCGCAGTATTCGGTAATGAATTCAGTTTCGAGTCCGTGGAAATCAAGCATGTAAAAGATTCGACCTGGACGGTTGCGCATGTGGGAATCAATGCGCCACTTGTCGTTACAGGTGAGCACGAACAGTTTTTTACTTGGGAATACGCCGTCGAGCAGTGTCAGGATAGCGGATTGTTCGTCGGCGTCGTAGACCTTTTCGAACTCGTCGAACAGGATCATACAAGGCTGTTGAATGCTTTGGATTAGTGTGTTGAACTTTTCGCCGTTCCATGCGGTGTTGATGATAATAGTTGGCATGTCTTGCGCAGCACAAGCGATAGAAAGAGACTTTGCGAGCAGCGTCTTGCCGGAACCTTTTTCGCCTGTTAGCAGAACACCGGTCGTCGCTGGCCGGTCGTTGAATGTGTTCATGATGCGTTCTGTGTGACGCAGGGTGTCGCCGTACACTTTGTGCTTCAGTTCGAAGTCGTCAATGGACTCGAAGTAGAAGTTTTCGTACTGGTCCATTTTAATTGTGTAGTTGCCGGGAGGCAGGGCCGGAGTTAGGTTTAGAACCTCGTCGTCATAAGGAACAAAAGTGTTTCCGGATTTCCTAAATTGGGTAGCCATTTGTCGCTTTCTTTAAATGATAAAACATTATATGCTACTTTGTGTTTTTGAGCAAGTATTTTGGTTATCGCGGTCCGGTGCTTCCCGTTCCTGTATCAAATGGCCATCTGGCTCGGGGAGCTTTATCTAACAAGTGCCCAGCAAGTAACAGGAACCAAGCTAAATCTTTTTCATTCGCAAAATAAAACTCGTCGTTGTTTGTCCTTGACCAACGGACATATTCTAAGCCAAAATGATCCTGGCAGATTTTAGTCACTTCGAAAAAGTGCGCCCCGTAAGTGTTTGGCGCTTTGAACCAGTGTTCGAAAATTACTTCTTTCATTTCTTTAGCGGAATGTAAGGAGCGTAGAATGCTGCTCCCTCATAACCAACCATTAAAGAAGACGTGTTGGACAGATGGCTACCTGTCAGGGCAAACCAGGTTATGTCCTTCTTGTAGCGAAACTGGAGAACACCACCAAATGTTAGCCTCCAGTTGCCGTGGTTGTCTCTTGTCTTTTTAGTAGCGTGGTTGTAGGATGTGCTGTGCTCTGGTCCAAAATGCTGAGTACATAACTGCCGTACTTCCTCACGCTTGTACGAGTACCTGCCTTCAGCTTCGTACCATGATACTTTAGTTTTAGTTTTCTTGCTCATTATGACCACCTCAGCAAAAACATTTCACGATCCTCGTCGCGCTCAAAGTATATCTGACCAAAAATGTTGTCAAAGAAATAACTTCCTATGCCTTCATATTCTTCTAACCAGTCCAACTGCCGCAAGACATTCTCGTCTTTTCTCGGATCCCATAATGCTGCCCCGCTGTTAATAACAGGTTGCCAGTCGGTGCCTATCATTCCGTTTAGTTCTCGTCTCATGACCATTTCAGTAAAAACATTTCACGATCTTCGTCGCGTTCAAAGTAATACAGCTTGAAATGCGGATCGGAATAGTATTTTCCTAACCCTTCATACTCAGCTAGCCATATTTCAATCTGAATACCTTCAAACGAAATTCCGCTAAGATAGTCAAAGTCAATTAGCTCTCTTTCGAGATTCACGCACTGCCACTCGGTGCCAATCATCCCGTTAGTTTCGCGTTCCACTGCTACTCCAACCATAGTAATGAAAACATCATAGCATCCTTTTCGTCAGCAAAGTAATAAGTGGTTATCCAGTCCTCTTTGTTGCGTGACGCCGATTCATTGACGACAAACTTACCCCTGCCCACTACGTTACAAGCCCAGGCATATCTATCTTTAGGAGCACCTGGACCAGATCGTTTGCCAGAGTTCCCTTGAAGTTTTACCGGGTAAGGAAATTCAACTTTCATGTATTTCCCCATTTAAGAGCAAACATAACAGCGTCTTTCTCTTGTTGGAACAAGTATTCGCTGCGACAAAACCCTCCGGAAACACAGTCCCACTCTACTTCTTTTTTACCTAAGTGTTTCCTAGCCCAGGCAATCCGCTCCGATCCAATCCGCCCGTTTTTAACTATAATAGAGAACGGATAATAAGTTTTTTGTTTAAGAGTTGTCATTATGCCCACCTCAACGCAAACAGCACGGCATCTTGTTCGTTGTAGAATACAAATGTTTTGTTAGCATCAAAATACCACGTAGACGGCGACGGCCGTCCAAACTGATCAAACGCCCAAGCCCAGCATTCTAAAATACCGTCTCTCTCGCGATACATGCGGCGTTTCTCATCGCTTATAGTAAATTTATTCATTTTACCCACCTTAACGCAAACAGCATGGCGTCTTTCTCATCTCTAAACGCATAAAGTCCAGAATAACAACACTTCCATCGTTCGGGCACGTCGCCGAACATTTCCATCGTCCACTTTATTCTTTCTTGGTCTGGATTCGTATCGCAGTGAACAGCGTAAGGAAACTTAAAACTGTCTGGAAGAAGGTCGAGTTCGTCAGTTTTCATTTAACCCACCTCAGAGCGAACAGAACAGCGTCTGATTCTTTTTCAAAGGAAAACGTAAGTGGCCCGTATCCTGTGTCTTCGTCTTCATGGGTGCTAGTCATTCGTCCGGTTATGTTCTTTGCTACCCAGCAAGCAGACCCTTGCATAACGCATTCGGTCCAGTTGTCAACAATGACGTTATACGGATACGGTGCCCATGGCAATTTTCTGTTCACAGCCATTTTGCGAACAGCTCCTTAAATTCTTCTTCGGTTAGGTCACCTACGTCCTTGCCTTCCGGCAGGAACACGCATTCAGCACCGTACTTAGCAAGCTTCTTACCTGCTGCGTCGCCCTGAACACAAGCTACCTTCCGCTGCGGCATCCCCATCAGCCAACCAGTTAGATGCTTTGGGTTGTTGCCCATTACAGCAACAGCAGGCAGACCGTGCCAGTGTAGCCGAGCAGCGTCAAACACGCCTTCGGTCAGGAACAGAAACTTGTCCGTCCAGCGTACAGTTTCGAGACCCCACACAGCCAGGTGAGCGTCTTTGCTTGCGCAAGGCTTGGTTACCCAGCTAAAGTATTTCTGTAGCTTTGGGTCGCCTACTTCCTTCTTAGGCTGTGACGGAGAATACGTCTGAAACCCAACTGCCTGCCCAGATAAATTCCATAACATCACAGTCATCATTTTATCTGTCACCGTAAGGCTACTATACCGCTGCGGGTCAAAATAACGACTACGTAGATGAGTTAGCATTTTATCCATGTTTGTATTATACATGAAAATTTACTAAATGTCAACCAAAAAAGATAAATAAGTGTGGACCACGGAGTTCGCCGCTCCCGCCCACTCTAACGCTATAAGGAGCAATCAGCATGTATATTTATACTTCAGAACAAGTAAGACCATATGTTTATATGGGAATTCATAAAGTAACCGGTGAGATTTACATAGGTTATCGTGAAGCAAACTCAACTCCGTCACACCTTGATATCTTCGAATATCGGACTTCGTCTAAGATAGTTAAACCGAAGTTTGATGATTATACCTGGTATATAGTAGCAGAGTTCATAACAGGTGATGCGGCTTATGACTTTGAACAACAATTGATATTTGAAAATTGGGATAGTCCTCTTCTGTTAAACAGAAGCTGTCAATTTGGTCATCAGAAAAGATTTAAGTGTTCAAATAAAGGAAGAAAACAATCAGACAGTCATATCGCAAAGCTGACTGAGATTCGTAAAAATAGGACACTTCCGGCTGATTTCGGCGCAAAGGTCTCGGCTGGTCTCAAAGGAAAACCGAAATCCGAAGAGCATAAGATAAAAACAGGTAATGCCTTTCGAGGGATCCCTCGAACTGAAGAAACTAAGCAAAAAATTAAAGAGAAAAGAGCTCTTCAGGTAATAACACATGAATCAAGAATTAAAGCCGCAGCGACCCGAGCAAGAAACTTAGCATTGAAAAGTCAACCAAAAGAAATGGGCCCATAAAGAGCCCATTGCTTGGGAGGTGCGTTGTTGCTTATTAGGCTGCGATTTTCCAGTTCTTCTGAACTTCGGCTGTGATCTTATCAAAGCCCGAAGCGTAAATGTCAGCTAGGTTACACTGAAGGTTGATTGCTTGCGCAAGTGCGTCCTTCACTTCAACGTTAGGAACATAGCTAAGGCCTAGCGTTGCGACACGGCGGGATTGCTCGATCATTTCTGCTGCGGTCATAGTTGCGATTTTTGTAATATCAAACATTTGTAAATCTCCTTTTAGTTAGATGTAGTAGCATTCTGCGAACCTACGGGTGGATCGACTATCAAACTTTGACAGCCAAACCAAAAGCTTCTCAATACGGTTATACATTTTGTAACTCCTATGCTGTGGTGCACAATATTATTTAGCTTTTTGTGCACCACAGCATATTTTTGCTACCGTTTTTGAAGGATTTTGATTAGCTAACCAGCGGGCCGTCGACCCACCTTGCCCCCCCGAGCGAAACCCAAAAGATCGGGTGCCCAATTTGCGGGTTGCTGTTGAACAGGATTAGCCCAGGTTTTTCGTTATGTGTTGGGCGGGTTGCTGTGCTACCGATTTGAGTGTCCCCTACATTGAGGCGATCCACGGTTACTGAGCCATCTATTTCTAAGGTCAAGTTTTCTTTGTTATTTGCGCTTAAAACTACTCGTTGCTCGCGTAAAGAGCCTACAACCGAGACGTCTTTTCGCAGTTTTCGCACCGTAACTTCACAGCCGTCGTCCCAGACTGATAGAGCACAAGACGGTTCTTCTGTGTTAATTCCAACTCGTCCATTCTGGACATAAAGAGAGTTATTTGCTAAAGACGTTGCTCCGCGCACAATTAATTCGCGTAGCTCTCCTAAACGTTGTAAGTTTGAATCGGTAATAGAACGGCCGATCCTGTTTCCAACTATAACTTCTTTACCGTTTAATGTAAGTTTAGAAGTGTCGATTCCTTCTTTTTGGACCTGATCAAATAACAGGTTAGCATACTGTAAGAAGAACTCTTTATCCATCGATAACTTTAGCAAGCCCGCGGCGTGTTGGACTAGGTCTTTGTAAAACGGTGAGTCAGATGGGATTTCGCCAGTTAGGATTAAGTCTCCATCGACTGTTAGGTTGCCCTTAACTTCGACACTAGATACTACCAGGTTATTTTCTACTACTGTGTTATCGTCGAGAATAGTTATACGGCAGTCAGTGGCATCGTCTTGAATTCCTGTACTACCAAAGTTCTTAATAATCCCGCCAATGATACGATCGCCGGATAGCATCACTGAGTCTAGTTTAACGAGCCTTGAAACTTCTTTTACAACAGTTTCGTTCAGATCAATTTGACCAAGCTTACGCATCACGTCAGCTTGTACTTGTTTTGCTATTTGTTCTTGTAGCTTAGTTACAAACGATCCGGTTAGTTCGGCGGCGATTTCGTCTATTTTAGAACTCACTGCGCTGTATCCTTGATTCTACTTTCTATAATTTCGTAAAAGGAATCTAGCTCGCCACCAAACTTTCCTTTAAGGTGCGCAATGCCTTCTGCGACAGTAACGTAATCTTGTCTATTCCAAGCGTCAACTAGTGCCTGATGAATGCGAGAATAACGCTCTATGTCAGGCATCTCTCCTAACGCAATAGCTTCTGCTGGTACTACGCAGAATGCTGTTACTGGATCTCTATCCTCGACTTGGAAGGTTTCAAGTTCTAAAACACTGTGTCGGTTTCTTAGCTCTTCAGCTACATCTCTACCAAATATAATATGCATACAACTATTTATTCACTGTTTCAGCTGCTGAAATTTTTCCATAAACAGTTTGTAAGAGGTAAGGGAATCGAGCGGAGCATTAAAGCTCTGTAGTCGCTCTAAGGAAACTTCGGGCATGTCTGGCCAATGCTTGCCACGACTTGGCATGAACGCATGGGCTTCAATCTTTTGTGCTATCTTGTCGGCTTTCTTAATAAGAGCCTCTTCTTCGGGCGTTGGAGGTTCTAAGGTCATAGCCTTGTAAACGGCAGTCATCAGCCCGGCTTCAATCTGCTTAATAATAGGTCGAAGCTTAGGAATGCGTTTCACTGGGCTTGGCCAGTCCCCAGTGTAAATCTCTGCTGCGTCGTGTAACAATGCCAGCAATATAACTCGGGCTGAATCTTTAGTCAATCCGTAATACCGGTCATGCTCAAGTAACGCGGCAACCTCGTCGGCAACAAACATTGAGTGTTGGGCAACATTATACGCGACTACAGTGATTGTATGACCACAGAACCGAGGCATGCGCGATAGTCCCCAGGCGATATCCTCGATATTAATTGTGCTTGGGTCAGGGTTCTCTAAGTCGACGAGTTGCCCCGTTACTGTTTCAAGCATATCATCTAGCCAAGCCGCAAGATTTTATCATAGTGATTAGCTGATGTGTCGGAGTGTCTGCTCCATACGTAATAACTTCGTATTTGCCTTCTTCGTTATAGTAGAAGGCATCCTCAGGACTAAAGCCTGCCTCGGCTAAATCTGTTTTAACCGCAGTTTTGTAATCCATTGCTCCCCAAATGCGCTCCGGCAGGACGATCCCGCAACAAGTGACCAACCCATTTAACGAGTCGGCGTCTTCAGCAAACGACCCTGTTGGGAATTCTCTCTCGAGGGTTAGCCTGGCAAGTTTCTCTAGGATGTCTACGCTTGCGCCACCGTTTAAGATGATAAGTGTCTTGTCTTTAGTTGCCCATTCGTGTAACATAGTTTTCTGCGTATCAGTCTGCCAATTGTCAGTAAACATGTTAGCGACTAAGTGAGCAGTCTGTACGCCTTGTTGAATAGACGACAGGTAAAAGTTTACGAACGAGTATAGTCGGTAGTTCATTTCTTCTTTACCCCGCATTGTTTGTAGATTGCCTGAACGCCTTTTGCTTGCGAATAGGCATCAGCTAACGCATTGTGCGCTTGAGAGTTGCTTGTCTTGAAGGAATAGTCGCCCATGTCGCCTACTGTGCGGCTGTCACGGATTCTCCAGTATTCCCACGGACACGGCTTGCCAAGCTGCTTATACATGTGCTGAAGAATAAGGATGTCGAACAAAGGTCCTTGTGCCCAAATCTTGTCAGCACCTACAATGTAGCGGCTAATCTGATTAGTGAACTCATCCATACTGATCCGGCCGTCCTCCCCCATGGCTTCATCTTGTGCGGCTTGTGGCTGTCGCATCCACCAGTCCATTGTGCTCGGATCAACGACCCGGCCGCGTTCAGTTTGCTCTTCTACGTCGACGCGGATATATAACGGCATGTTCGGTTCCGCATCGCTGTACGGATCAAACTTTACCGCACCGAAGGTGAGAACTACTGCGTCCTCACCTGTTGCGCAGGTTTCAAGGTCTAACATGAGTTGAGCCATCTTAGATTACCGGCTCCAATCTCACCAAAAGTGGAAATCCATTGTTGCGAGCAAGCATCGTTACTTCAACGCCTTTTTGCTCTGCTAGCTCATACGGCAGAACAGCAACTACAGCAGATCCGTCAACGTGGATCTTTTCGCAAATATCAGCGGCTGACTCTGGAGAATGATCGAATACCTCGACCAGGCTCATAACTACGAATTCCATTGTCGTAGTTTCGTCGTTGATGTAGATGACGTTAAACAAGGGAGGCGGCTTTAAATCTAGCTTCGGCTTAATTTTTTCTTTAATTCCAATGTCGGCGTGTGCCATTTTGTGTTACCTGTTTTGTGAGGTGAAGGTATTACAGTATGCTACAGATAAGGCGTAAAGCTTTGACTGCGGTTTCAAGGAGCCGCTTCTGCGCGTCTGTCTCGGCTGCGTCTTGGAGCTTTTTTAAGTCTAGCAGTTGATCGCTTAGGTTCTTGAATTCTTCTTCGTTAATCTGATTAGAGTTCAGTAGCGTCTTGTATCTGCTAACTCGAGCAGCGAGCTCTGCCACTTGTCTGTCTTCGTGGTTTAGAAGTTCGTTAAGGTTCATCATTTTAATTGTGACTCCTTGCTCCGAGAGCATATAGAATAGTGCTGGCTGCGGTTCTCATGTTCTCAGCTGACTCTTTACAATAAACTACGCTGCCGCCTACCTTAAATCGCAACACCAAGCCTGCCATAGTCGAAGCGAACTCTTTTGATACTTCGTCTGGACGATGACCTGCGTAGATAACCGCAGTGTTCGACAGTTGCCGCATTACTTCGTGCTCTGCTCGTTCCTTGTTAGTATCTCCGCAAGCACCGTTGAGCTTAACTGCGCGATCAGACATAGACACATAGGTCATGTATTCTTGGTTGTCGAACCTAGCAGTAAATGCTCCACACCCTGCCAGGGCAGTAACTACGGCCATAGCCGTAAGTAACTTGATATATGGTTTCACCTAATTCTCCTTATATAACATACTACGGGATTTGCCGTAGTAAGTCAATCTTTTTGGTTAATATTTCTGTTTTGGTTATATCTCTTCAAACAAGGTCTCAGCATACCAAACCCACCCTTGGCCACGATTATTTACATCTTCTGAAAAGTAATTCTTACCTGGACCCAACTTAGTTGATTCGAACATGTAACATAAGTCTGGATCATTGATCGGCTCTACTAGCTTGGTCTTTTCTCCAGTTATCTTATTCAATACAGACGGAGTAGCCATTCCATATTTTCCTAACGAATTGATTAACTCTTGCCCTCCGGCGAAAATAGCTCCATCTGCTATAACTGGATCCTTAGCAAATTCTTTAACTGCGTAGAGTAACCATTTAATCGCTGAAGTTTTTCTAAAGGTTGGAACTATGTAAATTAGATCAATATGAGAATAAATGTTGCCTAGTAGCCTGTCTCGACTAATCTTAACAAACCCTATTAACAATGCCTGATCTTTTTTAAGAATCAAGTATTTGTCTTTTTCCCAAAGCGATAATGTTTCTGAGACCTCAGTTATTTTTACAGCATCGTCTATCTCGGCATTGATGAACTGATGATCTACTTTATCATCTGGAAATTCCCCGAACTGCGTTGCTTCGGGCGTAAACTCATTCGACTTCATTAATATTTCTGTTTTGGTAAAGAATCGCCTGCCAACTTACGTTCCCAACGCTTCTTAGCTTGGCTAGCAGCCCGCTTTCTTTTGGTCGTCGGTTTTTCGTAAGACTCGCGCTCGCGCAGTTCAATCATTAAACCGCTGTCTTGTATCTTGTTTCTAAACTTGCGCATTGCTGCTTCAAACTTGCCTTCAGCGACATACACCTTCGATCCTGGCGCCATCGGCGGCACATAGTTATTTTGAGACATTCTTATCCTTTAAGGTAAATTGCGCGAAAAAATCTATCGGCTTTTCAATTTTGTTATTATTCATTATAAACTTCTTTTGACCATAATAAAAGTTTTTTGGGTTAACTACTAGCCGGTCTTTTATCTCGCTGCAAACAGTATTTACGGTGTTCACTATAACCGTGTTAGATTTCTCAACCACTTTGTTTAGCCATTCTTCGTCGTTCATCTCTGCCCGATAAAGATACACGTTGAACTGGCGTTCCGAATACTGTAAGAAAAGTGCTAAGTCGTCAACTTCTTCCAATGTAGGGTCGATGACGACTACACTATACGCTCGTCCTTTTACAACATCAGGTGGAGTAACTAATTTACTTAGGCGTTTGTTCATTTAAATACGCTGCGATCTGATCTTGTTCAGTTTGACTAAGATCGTCAATGTCGTACTCTCCGCTTTCGACTTTAGAAAGCAAAAGCTTGATATACTCTTTATCGTAAGCATAAGTGTCAGTAACGTTTTTATCAACCTGGAACCAGTTTTCACCGCTCCATTTAAATAATGTGCTAGGAACCATATCAACACGCAAGAACAAGTCTCCGGCCTCAGGATCTTTCGGGAATGTTACTCCAAAGTGGGCATTACCTCCCTTAGGGAAATTTTCAGGTAATCCTTCTAACGGTGGAAGAACTATTTTATGCTTTGCTGGAAACTGCGGCAGTGGCTGAGGATCCGCACTTACAGTAAGGCTGGTCACCTCGGGCGTTTGTTCGTCTGTCGGGAGCGTTTCCAGCAAATTCGCTGCGTTGTTTTGAATAATAGCCGAAATCTCTTTACTTTCTCCAGGTTGTTCAAGGATAAGCTCTACTGCTTTTTCTAAATCTCCGTTAAGACGCGCAATTTCTGCGTCACGAGCTGCTATTGCTTCCTCGGCCTTTTGCTGCTCTACTGCCTGTTCAGCAGCAATCTGAATAATCTCTGCTTGCCGGGCCTGCTCTGCCTCTGCGGCACACTCGGCTCGGGTTGCTGCGATTGCTTCTTCAACAAGCTTTAGCATCTCATCTTCGGATGGGGAAGGAATAGGTTCCGGTGGTAGCATGAGAGCAACAGGAACAGAATCCGCCTGAGCCTGTAATGCTGCTAGCTCTGCTGCCTCTTTTGTTTCTTCGATCTGCTCAATTATTTCGTCGTGCTTCTTTTTACGCCTATCAAGCTTAGACCAGTCAATAGACGAGGTTGCTGCTAGGATTAGAACAATGGCAAGTGGATCAAACACAAACACAATGATTATGATTACCCACCGAACGGCCGATTCTAATAGATTATGATCAGGGTTGTCGCCGTAAATTAGCGCAGCCACGTACCTAATAGGCCCGACCTCCGCTTCTACTTTACGGAACTGACTTGCGACTGGCGCTCGTTCTTCTTGTAGTTTCGTGATTGTCTTTTGCGCGGCATCAATGTCTTTCTGTAATGCTGCGCGTTCTTTAGCTTGCGACCTGCGCAAGTTAGCTGACCTAGTAGCACCGGTGTCATCGGTCGTTCTGGCCATTGTTTGATCAACTGCGCTGTCAAGCTGAACTAGTGCCTTACGCGCCGAGGCGATGTTGTCTTTTTGTGTTAGTATCTTCTCATCGTATAACGCAACTTGGGCCTGTATGTCACCAGACGGCACAGCTTGTTCTAAGTGGGCTTTTGAAAGGAATCCGAAGATACCCATTGAGGTAATGAACATCAACACGCCAACAGCAACCGTTAGATAGGATTTGATTTTCCAATCGGCACGTGACCAGTTGTAGTGTAACCAAACTGTAGAAACAACTTTGCCGAGTTCTAATGCTATTCCCATAACGATAATAGGAATAACAGCCGCGGCAAAGATTGCTGTGAGACCGACTACTGAATACCAAGCGGCAATGAAAGATATCGAAAGAGCCGTTAAAAGAGTTATAAGACCTAGAATCAAAAGTAATGCTCCAAAAAAGATAAATAATAGTGCAGTTCGCGATACGCAAATATCCAACTGCCTTAGTCATCCTTGGGAGGATATATGACCAACACTACTATTTATGATAACACTACTGCCACAAAAACACAAGAGTTTAAGCCAACTTACCTATACATAAAACAGCATAATGTTACCGGATTGAAGTATTTCGGTAAAACCATTAGTAGCGATCCTGTTAAATATAAAGGTTCTGGGTTAATGTGGAAAAGACACCTTAAGAAACACGGAAATAACGTTACAACTACTTGGTTGAGGTTGTTTACTGATCAAAAAGAGTTAACTGAATTTGCTCTCGACTTTTCAAAAGAAAATAACATTATCGAATCCAAGGAATGGGCAAACTTATTATTTGAAGATGGAGTTGCCGGCGGGTTTGGTGGTCATACTATTAAAGGTAGAAAGTTAGGTCCTATGTCTGAAGAACATAAAAGAGCACTATCTATTGCTAATCGTGGAAAAGGTCGCCCACCTATTTCAGAAGAAACCAGAGTTAAAATGTCAGCAGCAAGAAAAGGGAAGCCGGCTGCAAATGCCGGAAAGAAGCACTCCGAAGAAGCCAGGCGCAAAATATCTGAGGCCAGAAAAAGATACCTTAGTAAGGTCTTATAATTTCCGGGGGCGACCGTAACTCAAATATTACGGCGATTATACCTGCCAAGGTCTACCAAGAGTAGGAGCAACCAAACCGGTGTTTAGCACGTTGAGTGGGCGGTGGTCGTAGTTGGTTGGCCAAACTGGTTCGGCCGCAGCAGTTGTTCCGGCGACCGTGCACTTGTAGTAATGACCGTTTGATGGTACTCGGACATACTCGTTTAACAGGTATGCTGTAGAGACTTTCCAATCTCTAAAAGTAGTAGGGACGAATACTTGAAACTGCCAGGTTGTGCCTCCGCTAACTACCATAGGTAGGGCTGCTGATCGTGCGGCATCAGCCAAAGCCAACTTAGCTGTCCTGCGGTCTGCTTTGTCGACGAGATGAGAAATTCCGTTGCTTGACATACTGTAAGTCTCCTTACAGTATTTATCCTGACGGAAGAGTTACTGCTTAGTTCGCGCGGAGTTGTTCGATTTCGACATAGGCGCACTTGCGCACGTTAACCGCTTCGATTACAGCGTCGTCGAACGGATTGTCGTATATGGAGATCAAGTCCTGATACAGTTCCATGATCTCAGCCTCATCAACGTTGGCGTCAGTGATCTGGTGTATGAGTTTGTGTGCCATTTTGGATCTCCGGTTGTTTTCTTACTATGAATACATTATACTACCATTTGCCAAAAAGGTCAACTGGTATTTTACGCTAGTATTTAGCTGAAAATCCCTTTATTTGCGCTGAGTTAGCACGATCATCATCTGTAACTTGCTGGCTTTATCGAGCATTCCATTAATGTAGTCGCCCCATTCTCTTTCTAGGCGCTTACGCTTTTCCTTTACAGCAGGAGGTCCAGGACGATGTAACATGTTACAATACCTTGTCCAATGATGTAGGTGCTCGACGTCAATGCGAAACAGAATGGCTTGAACCTTTCTGTAATCTTCGTATGCGTCTTGATCGTAAATTGGACCAGCAAGTGAGAACATTGTTTTCACGTGCGGCCATTCTCGAGGATGATTGATGTAACGTTCCACGTTTACTTGATCTTGTTAGCCAGGATACCGAACGTCAAGTACTTCTCAACGTCATCTTTGAAATACGGAAATATCGAGAACAGCTGGAATGCGTCGACCTCGGTATACTTGCCACGATTCGCAGCATCCTTCGACCGCATTACCTTGTCTTGCTCGTTTTGTCCGGCCCACCCTTTGCCGTACCGCTTGAACTGGAGCGTCTTACCGCGAGCACCCCAACCTGCGTAATAAACGCCGTCGACCTCGAACGCAGTCCACACCTTGTCGTGCTTGCTGCCGTCGCGATCAGTCTTGTTACACCAGCCAATGAATCGATAGTTGATTTCCATGTTACTTTCTTTTAAAAGTTATTGTTGACGAGGTCCTGGATATTCCGCAATGCTAGCGAAGCGTCGCTGCTGTTGCGTGACATCCTGCCCCATTCGCACCAAGCGTTAATTCGAACGTTGATGTTCTCTTCGGTGTCCTCGGCTATTTCACGCAGCCCAAGGAAAATCGCTTTTTGTTCGGTCATTCCCATGTTAGTTCATCCTCACTTCGGGGCCTTATACGGAGTAAAGTCCCCGAATTCTTTATCGAGCGCACCATTAACGTAGCCGCGCAGTCCGTAGGTCATGTTAAGTGACTTGTACCACTTCTCCTCTTTACACCGAGCCGCCCACCACTTGTCATAGGCTGCTTGACTGTCGTAGAGCTTGTGTTTGCTCTTTGAGCCGTAAAAGTAAATTTCGATCTTGTAGCTCATTCTGGGACGCACCTAGCAGTAGGAACAGCAAGGAGGCGTTTTGCTTCTTCACACGCTGCCGGCGAGCTAAACTCTCCAACGTTTACCCATCCTGTGTGAACAGAATACCGCTCAGCAGCAAGAACCTGCCAAATAAACAGAATCGTAATCGTTGTCATAGTTTCACTCCGAGTGCCTTGATTTCATCCGGGTCAAGCTTGGAAAGTGCCCGCGCCTTTAATTCTTCCTTGCGACGTTTGGCTTCTTCTCGTTGTGCGTGTCGTTCTGCGCGGGCTTGGGCCTCGGCCGCAGCTTTCGCATCGGCTTCTTTATGCTTCTTCCACCAGTTGCGCACTTCCTCGTCGCCGAGCAGAATAAAGTCTTCAACTCCTTGGCGTTCGAGCTCTTGCATTGCTTTACAGGCAATACGAGCAAGGCGATCGATTTGTTCTTGGTCAGCAGCCGATCGTTGGCTACTAGGAAAGTCATCTTCGTAACTTCTGCAAGGCATGATGTTTTTCGATTCTGTTTTGTTAGCGTGTTTTACATTATACGCTGAAGTTGGTTAAAGGTCAACCAAATTCATTTCATCAACCCACACGGGTCAGAAATCTTTGCGTTGGAAGCCGCAGTCTTCGCCCAGTTCTGCACAAACGCCTGGGCGTCGGCGAGCTCTTTGGTTTCTTGCGCAGTAAGCTTCCAGACTTTCTTGCGTTCGGTAAGCTTCAGGCAGGTTGCAGCAGCGGTCATAATGTCCATTTAATGGCCTTTCCTTTCGGCTAGCACTTTCTTGAATGCCTTATTCGTCAGGTTAAACACTTTCTGGGAATCTGTTTCGTAAATGAACGCAACTAGGTCAAAGTCCATCCCGTAGAACGGGCTATTCATCGAACCGGACATGTGGTTATGGTAGGCGTCTTCCGCCATCCGTTCAATTACGTGGCTTATGAGTTTCATTTTATCCCTCGTTCTGCATTGCGTTGATCATGTGCTGACGCGCAGGATTCTCCATCGCGCAGCGGGCCACGAACTTGTTCAGCTCGTCGGTGCGCGTCTGTTCGGCGTCGCCCTCGGCTTCCATGCGCTGCATTTCGCGCTCCGCGTTCATCGCCTCCGCGGCGTTGCCGACATCAACCGCAGGAGCAGCGACCGGAGCAGCCTTAGCTTTCGCTTCAGCAGCCAGGGCCAGTTGCTTCCAGTACACGCCGATGCGCATGTTACCGCACTTCATCGGCTTGCGCCAGTAAGCGATCTGCTTGGCAGTCAAGTAGCCTTTGCGCAGGTAGAACTGCGCCATCGAAGTGCCCATCCGCGCATGGCACGGGCGGAAACCTTCGCCGTTCAAGTATTTGGTGTTTTCTTGCGCCTGCTCGTCACGCGTCTGATGCTCGTTCAGGACGACCAGCGCCCTTGCTACGGCCTTGTCGTTCTCGCGCAGTAGCTTGCACAAGGTGTCTTTGTTAAGCATTTTGTTGCTCCGTATCGTTAGCGTATGAGCGTATTATACAGCCATTTTGCCAAAAGGTCAACCTTTTTCTTCCTCGAACATTTCGACTGGAAACAGGTATCCGTGCACCGGTACATGGCGGACACGCTTGGCGCTAAAGTAGCAAACCTCCGGGAAGTACGAGCGAAAGACGGACTGCATGATGTAGGTCGCTTCGACGCCGTAGCGCCGCAGAATCTCGGCGCGTTTGAAATATTCTTTGTCCCACCATGCGCCCGTGCGTGGCACTTGCATGTCACGCAGGATTTGCGGCTTCGGAGTGTACTTGAACATTCTTAGCAGCGGGCAGTGAGTTGCTTGGGCGCTGCGAAAGTGGTGTTGCAAACGGTAACCTTCACGCCTTCAGCGTTGAAGTAGGAAGTGTATTTCGGGGCCTTTGCGGCTTTGGTAGCGCCCGGCTTTGTTAACTTCACTTCGCGCATCTTGGGCATTTTGTTGCTCCGTTGTGTTATTCAATAAAGCTATTATACAGCCTTTTACCAAAAAGTCAACCAAAACTTGCGCAGTGTCAGAAGTGAATTCTCTTTAAAATCAACAACTTGTAAGTCATTGATTCTACACAGGGTAGCGAGTGCGGCGGAATAGGCGACGTAAGTCATTGATTTATATAGGCCAGATTTTTGTAAGTCATTGATTTATAAAGGCCATTTATCTCACGTTTTGGTTGACTTTTTGGCAAAAGAGCGTATAATAGCTTTATTGAATAACGCAACGGAGTAAAAGCAAATGGCAAGAGCACGTAAAGCCCGCAGCGACAGAAACCACATGCTGTATGTCTTGACTAACGTGGTTACTGGCGAGCAGTATGTGGGCCTCACAGTAGGCGACACGCAAAAGGCGCTTAAGGTTCGCGTTCAAAAACACATCCGCCGCGCACTGACAGAAGGCCGTAACTGGACACTGTGCAAAGCGATCCGCGAACACGGTGCTAAAAACTTTGAAATGGGCATCCTGCAAGTCGTGCGTGGTAAATTACTAGCGCATCGTACAGAGCTCGAGATGATCCGCGTTAACAACCCTGCGCTGAACACCGCCAAGTAAGGAGCAGCAAAATGACAGACGTTACCAAAATCGACTACCGCAGCTTGAGAATGCTGGGTACGGCACACCTGCGCAGCAACCTCGAAAACCTCGAAGCTGTGCTGGCCGAGGGCGAAAAGGTTGACATGCAACTGGTACGCGAAACGCGCCTCGAGCTGCAACGGCGCAGAGACTACCCGCAGTTCAGAGCCCCGACACGTTTTTAAGGAGTTATCAATGAATACTGCTATACGAGAGCTGGTTGTCAAGGCATTGCAAGAAGTTCCGTACGAAAAAATTCAACCGCCGCTTTCATCCTCGGTTGAATACGACGAAATTTACATACCGCTCGTATTCGCAGAAAAGTTCGCTGAGCTTATTGCCAGAGAATGTTTAGCTGTATGCGACAGCGTTGAAGCTGACGAAGAACTGCCCGGGTTGGGCAACGGTGCATTAGTTTGTGGCATCGAAATTCGAGCAAAGTTTGGGATTAAAGAATGAACGACACCAACAAGCCTCAAAAGGCAGAGAACGGCAAAAAGGTCGCAGTCCAAAAGTATGCGACTGATACCTGTAACCATTCGTTCAAGCTTGTTTATACAGCTCCGCACGGACGCTGGTCCGCTTACAAGTGCGAAGTGTGCGGTTTGCAAAAAATATTCGATACAGTGAGTTAAGAAAAATGACCACGTTGCGTGAAATCATCGAAGGGTTTGAATACGACTTGTCGGAATATGAAAGCCCGGGTGGTTACCAGGACGCGGAATACTATGTGCGTTGCCGGGCAAAGGCAGACCTGCTCGAAGACGTTATCCGCACGTTGAAGGATTTCGAAAAGGAACAGAAATGACAGTTCAAGACACAACCAGCCCGGCATATATGTATGCTCGGCGCAAAGAAAAGGAAGCAAAAATGACAACCAAGAGATACACAAACGACGCAAGCCACAGCCGGTTCTACGTGTTTCGGCACAAGACGGTCGACGGGGTGCAAACGATGGAACACGCTCACAACGACGGCGATCCCGAACATGACTTTGTTTGGAAGAACGGCTTCTTCACCGCAGAATTGTTTGACGAAGTTACTGCTGATCAAGTTGCTTTCAATGCTGCCCGCGTTGGCCGGGAATTGAAGGACGGCTTCACTTACTGTATAGGTAAGGTGTTCGTTGAAGTAGACGGGCATTTCCAGATCCAGGTGTTCTAACATGAATATCTGGATCGTAGTAGCCGGCGTATGCATATTTATCATCTCTGTCTTTATCTTTGGCTTCATTGTTGGGCGCGAGTACGAAAAAGATAAGCAGCCACCAGTAGCAAGCAAAAACGACAGAGATGACTTTAGTCAGTTTCCACCGAGGAGAAACCATTGAAAAAGCCAATCGGCGGATGCCGTACTGATGGACACAGCGGCTTGTGGTCAAACGTGGCTGCTAACGTAACTATTACACGACTCGAAATACCGTACCTAGACGGAGAGTCGCTGTTAGATTCCCGTTTTGGCGAGCTGCGGGTGTATTTTGACGAGTCCTGGGATACGCACAACGACGGCCTGATCTACACTGACAAAACCTGGATAGCTGACTTCCGTGCTCTGCTCGTTAAGAAAGGCTTCTCAGCACGGGCCGCAGAGGCAATCGAATACAGCGAAGCAGGAATGCAAGGAGACGAATACGTTAGCTTAGACATTGGTGATCCGTTCATTATCGAATGCGATACATTTATCAACTTTACTAACGGCAACAAACCCAAAGGTGTTACTGTTGAGGTAACGGCGTTCGACTAAGCATCCAGAGATAAATAATGAATGCGAGCAAACGAATTCATCATTGAAGGTCCTGTAGCACCAGTTTCCCAGGACAAAGAACAAATATTTAAACAGGTCTGGAATCACGAATTTGAAGAGCCAGGCAACCTGTGGGACGATCACGGCTACGATCGCCCTGAGGATATAGAAAACCCATTTACGATAGACAATAAGCTTAGGCACGTCGGTACTGGTGCCGAAGCGGCAGTAGTTCGCTACGACGACGCAAACTCAGTATTTAAAATCATTGGTACTTATCAACAGCTTGGGCAAAATGCTCATCTCCAGTACCTGTTAGCAACTAAAAAGTATGCTGGGTCAAATCCTTACCTCCCAAGAATCCTAAGCTTTAACGAAGTCCCGCAGATTTCAGGTAAGAACAAAAGCGTAAAAGGGTATGCTGTCAGGATGGAACGTTTATTTCCTTTTGACACCTCTTACAAAGGTGCGGCTACTCCAGAAATGGAGATTATGCTACAGAAAATATTCGGACCCGACTTTGTATCATACATGGAAAACACTAACCATTTTACCCGATACATCAAATACGCCATTAACGGAAAATTAGCTTACTTAGTAATTGATCCGCAGTTCAAACAAGCAGCAGAACTTATTATCGCAGTAGCAAAGCAGATGGATTCGCAATACGATGTTGATACTCTAATAGACTTACACATCGGAAACATAATGATTCGCCCGACTAAGTTTGGACCACAGCTTGTATTGTCTGATCCGTTATATAACGGCGGCGAACACCTAAGAACATCATCATGAATCTAAATCAAATCAGACCACAATTTGTTATCGTGATAGGAGGCGCGGGATCAGGCAAAAATTACTTTATTTCAAATGATCCTACCTACTCAAAGTTTTTACTCGTTGATGTAGATGCTATAAAAGGCGAGCTCGGTGTTGGCCCAGCTATTTCCGCAATTAAGCCAATGCTCGAAAAAGCCTTTGCCGAAAAGAAGAACGTAGCTCACCCAACAACTGGCACGAACCTAAAGGCACAGCAGAACAAGTTAGCTCTCGCACAAAGGAACGGATACTCAACGACCATAGTATTAGTTGATACTCCAATTGACCAAGCAATAGCGCAAGTGCGGAAACGCTACAGAGAAGGCGGACACGACGTCGCGCTTGACAAGATTGTTAGTTCAAACAAGTTAGCCCGAGAGAACTTCGAAGCTCTTAAAGGGTTAGCTGATAACGCAATTGTAACAGGTAACGAGACTAACGAAGCTGCTCTTCCGTATGCTGACCCGGCAGAGCAGGCCAAATACCAACGGGTGTGGCATGCCGACCGAATTTCGGACCCAGCTGATTTTTCATCCTCTTACTACAATAAATCTAATCCGTTTCTGACTCCGGCGCACAGAAAGATTCACGACGACGGATACGAGCTACTAGGGTCGGGGGTAGAAGCAGTAGTTGTTCGCAAACCAGGTGACAACTCGGTTGTTAAGATATTCGGAACGGAGAAAGCAATTAGAGACTGCGCAGCTATGCAATACCTTTTACTGAGCCGAAAATACTCTAACGTTAATCCTTACTTCCCTAAGATAACTTCAGTTCAACAAGTCAAAGCACCTGCAGCAGGTAACATAATGTTCGCTATTCATATGGAACATCTGACAGAGTCAATGAGTGCAAACGGGTTTGATATAGAGGTAATTTTTAAAACAATCTTTACAGACCAATACTTAGAGCGATTTACAGGCGTTGCTTCTAAGGGTATCGCAACTCAATTAGCGTATGCTGTTAGTTCAGCTGTAGACGGGACCATACATCCTACTAAAATAAAAGACCGGAATTTCCTTAATGCTGCTGCGCTAATCAACAAAGTTTATAGAAAGAGTGACGCCGGAATCGACTTACACAGTGGTAACATTATGATTCGTTACTCTGACGTTGGTCCGCAGTTGGTAATTACCGATCCAGTAATTGATTAGTGAATGGTGTGTTCGTAGATTTGGTTTGGGTGTTCGATACCAAACACCTTACAAATCTCTTTTACGGATTCCGGAAGTTCCATACAATGTTCAGGCATAAAGACGGACTTTAAGTTTCCGTCTGCGTCAAGAATGAACCCGTAGTCCTCAGAAGTAATCTCATCATCGTCTATTAGGTCTGCGTCGACTTCTTCAAACTCTACTGTTGCTGATTTGTTGGACATTGACTACTCCTTCGATAGTGATGAACCGCTTATAGTACTTTAGGACGTTCTCAAGAAGGTGCCTAACTACTATGTGATTTGCTCCGAACGCTTCTACGTAAGACTTGTATAAAGCGGTCTTTACTACATTCTTTCCGGATATCTTCTCCGGACATTCCTTTAAGAAAATCTCTGCTGCGATGCTGTATCCGTATGCTTCTATTTCGTCTGTGCTACCTAAATACTCTTGATTCTCGCGCAAGGCTTTGTCTTCTTTAGCACTAACAAAAAAGGTAGGTCCAAGATCAAAGTCTCTTGCCCTGTACTGCTCTTGGTGTACTAGTTCGTGTCCGATACATTCAACTACGCAAAGAGAAATAGACGGCCAGTCAATATCTTGGAATCGAATAGTTTTTTGTTTAGGTGAATATGTTACATAGATGCTAACTGATGGCAAACCTGCTTGATCCTCAAACGGATCATACAATCCGCCTATTACAATATCGTTCTTATCTACTTTGCTATCTCGTTTAGTAAACAAACGAATCTCGTCGGTGCCTACTACTTTGCGCATCTTTTTTGTTAACTCAGTGACAGCCATCCTGCTCGTCGTTAACGAACCTAATTCCAACATCTTAGCGTAGCTGTCACGAATTGGTATCACATAATTACTTATCTCTTTCTGTAAAAGATGTGGTCGTCAATTTGCGTAACGAAATGAAGTTGCTTACCCCAGGACGGAGAGACGTACGATGCGTGATAATTAGTAGCACCTTCAGTGATATCTACTATCATTTCTTTCTTAGAAAGAAGTTCGGTTGCTGCTTTCACGCTTTGCGTCCAGGTAACGCTGTTCTTGTCAATACCTTTTCTGTTATCTTCGCAGAGCCACGAGAACTGGCACACAGTCGTCTTCAGACTGTTTACCCCTTCATAAATAACACCACAGACGGTATTTGGGTAACCAGGTGCTTTCGCCCGGTTTAAGACTACTTGGCCTACTGCCAGTTTCCCGACATAGCTTTGATTACCTGCCTCGTAGTAAATGTTCTCAGACATACACTTCAAGTCATCTTTCGGAACTTCGATTACTTTCGGCTTGTTATCTGAAAACTGCTTTGTTACTGAGTCAATTTTGCTCTGTAACGATACTGATTCTAATAGTCGATTAAACGAGTAGCTAGTGCTTTGCGTAGTAGTCTCGATATAAGTTTTAATAGTGGCCTGCTTAGCCGACATCGAGAAAAATACAACTAACCAAACGAGTATTGCAAACGACAACTTTCCTTGGAATATACTTCGTTCCATGTTGGGTCTCCTTTTTGCGCTTCGTTTCAGGTATTTTAACCTGTTTGTTATTTACTTCATACAATCATATATTATAGTAGCACATAACTACTAAATTACCTAGTATTTTGGCTAGGTAACTACGACAACAACGGTGGTAAATTCTCTCCGTTTGCACCTCCGTGGCTATAAGGCGGGCCACCTGTGTAGGTCCACATTGTTTTCGCCCCACCTCTTGGCGCAGTTTTGTAAGATACGTGTACCCAGCCTACTCCGGATGATCCTGACCGTTCGTAAATTACTTGCGTAAATGGCAATCCGGAATCTACTATCCATTTGAACATTTCGATTGTTCCGTTTACGCTTCCTGCTACTTGTATATCGGCAGCAAGCCCAAGTCCGTGGTCGGTATTGCCTTTTCCTCCAGACACTGGTCGCCAGCCACTTGTGATCGAAAACTTATGTGCGGTGTATATCGGGTCTAATATCGCTGTGCACAACGATGCCCAATTACAACAAATCTGCTTGGCTGTTAAACCGCGTTGAGCTACTGGAATACCTTTACAGTCAGCTAGTTTAAAATACTTACTAACCGGTATCCTTGTTTCCTGAGCAGTAATAACATCTGGAAACTGTTCGCACCCTACAGGGTCAGGAACAGGAGCAACTGGTGCGCCTGCTTGCGGTTCGGTACTCATCGCCGGTGATGCTACTTCTTCAGCGGCCGAAGCTTTAACTTGCGCTTCTGGCGTGTTATCGTACACGGTGGCCCCTCCTACTAGGTAAACTCCTGGTTCTACTACTGCGAATACTGGAAATGGACTGTCTCCAACAAACACATTAGGTGAACCAGTAGTTGGGTGACCACAAGTTGCTACGTCACCCAATCGACTAGTTGGAATGCCATTTGTTATGACCACCGGAGATCCAGTAGCCATAACTGGAGATTGATGTTTTCCTTTTCCGTGCGGAGCAACTGGGTCTCCGATGCGAGCCTGCTGGGCTCCATTAGTGGTAACGTTCGACGATCCAACTAGGATTACACCACCAGCAACATCTATTCCTCTACGCGCAGCTCCTCTTGACATGATCAAGAGTAATCGTCGTAACTACTAACAGTCCCGCCGCTACTTACAATGTTTCCAATGTTACTATAATGTGAAGAGTCATATGGGAGAGGAGTAGGATCTGTCATTTCTGCCTCTACATCTGCTAGCTCTCCGGACTTTCGTAGTGCGTTTATCGTAGCAGCACGATCAAGAGCATAGATGTCACTGTTACTGCTTACTGTAACAATTCCATAATCTTCGTTTGACGCTCTGTCTCGTATATCTTGTATATCTTTGCTTATCACTATTTGAGTACCGTGGATCAATGCTACGTTACTATTAAGCGACACAAAATCACTGTGGATCAATGCTACGTTACTATTGAGTTGGGCGTCGGATAGTTCTTTAATTTTAGCAGACACTGACGCCGCAGCATTTTGATACGAAATAGCATATTCAAACTCACTACTAATAGAAGAACTAACTTCGCCAACATTGCCAATGTTAGCAAGGTTCCCTGTTACGTTAGCTAAAAACTGAAATTCGGATGAAAACGTGTCCGGACCTATAACTGAGAAGGACGACGGGTTTCTGGCTATAGTGAATGTGCCAAACTCTGAAGTTATCGTTGCTATGTTTCCAAACTCGATATTTACTAACGGCATTAATAGATTCCTCTAGACACTATATTTATACGATAATGCCTGGCTTACGAACCGTTTGAATACCAGTTGTCTTCTCACGGTAATGGTCAGCTAACTGATCAACTGTTTCGCCGTGGAGCATAACATGCTTCTTGTCAAGACGAATGTTTTTTCCTGCCTCAACTGAGAACAAGGCCGGCATTAAAACTATTCCGTTCTGTGACGGAACAATAGCTAACGGTGTAGTGATGGTAAAGCTATCCTCGTCGTCGCTAACCACCCTGGCTACAATCTCGTCTCCGTTTAAAATTTTAAATGAGACTATCTTCTCTGCTTCATACTTTTGTTTTTCTACTAACATGGTTTTCCTTTATTTGGGTTATACCATAAGCCGGTATATGGCATTAAAAGTGAATCTTCATTCATTAAGTTCTGCGACGGATAATGATCATGTCTTTCTAGTATCCACATATATCTGTACAAGCTCGGGTCAGATTCATCTTCAGGGTACATATCGACCCGAGTGACTGCTGGGTCAATGATACGTTCTGTCTTAGTATCAAACACCATTGGTTTCATGCCTAAGGCGGGCAACGTCTTAGTCCATAATACTCGACCTGCCCAAGATTGTTCGTTGTCACTTTGAATTGATTTAACGAATTTTTCCTTTACGTGCTTGTACAATTTTCCTGCCAGTTGCAATCCTTTATACGGGGAATAAGAAGCTACGTTCTTTGCCTGCCATACTTTACCGTTAATATGGGTAACAAAGGTCGCAATCGCAGCAATCTTCTTTTCGTCGTCAACTAAGATCAACGTTCTAACATTACCTTGTTCAGCATAGTACAAGATAAACTGTTCAAAGGATCCACGAGGAGAAGAGACAGCAAGACGCTTTTCAGCTTCGCTGTACGGAAATTCTAGATCTCCTACCATCTCTATCTCGTCGATCTTCATTGTTAACCTATCTCGCAGATCCCAGACGTACATGCGAGCATCTGAGCACCTTCGACGTTATCTGTTGCTTCGAGAAATGCGTCCCAAACAATGTTTGGCATCTTAGCAGCCATTTCGTTGTATTGTTCTTCGTTGATCTCTTGGTACGGTGCTTGACGGTAGCTGTGATCAGAATGTGGTAGGAAGCTAACTCCGCCGATATCGTTAAAATTCTCGTAAACCCAGCTACCAACTTCTAACCATTCTGTTTCACGCACATATACAGTGATAGACGGGTTATGCTCGCACCAGTGTTTCTTGAAGACCAAATAGTGCTCTAACTGCTCGATTGCGGTCATATCATTGCGGAAAACGGCGTGATCTGGAGCCTTTTGTGGGAAAGAAAAGACCCAAGTAGAATCTGGCTTGGTCACATCATCTTCACACGGAACACCTGCGTCTTTTAGAAATTGTCCAAGCGGATCCTTCTTGTCTTGACGAACTGTGCGAACATAGTATTGTGAATAGCGGGTGTGGATTCCTGACGACGAATCAACTAATTGCGAGACTGTGCCGCTTGGTTTGATAGTTGTGATTGCTGCTGATTGATTAATGCTTAGCTTTTCTGCCCATTCTTTATTTGTGTCGATTGCTGTTTGACGTAAAATATCACACCATTCAGCTAATAGCTCAGAACCTTTGCGCCCAGACATAATCTGGTGATCCATAATACCAGTAAGCGACACGCCCAACAATCTTTCTTCTTCGCAATTTTTTTTCCAGATGTTGCGTATATATTTGAAATCTACTAGAGTAGCTTGGAATGTGCCAAGGATTGTAGCATAGCGGACTTTGTCAATTAGACGCTCTAATGTATCGCCGTCGCGAATGATAACTTCGCTTAGATTACAGAACTCGTTTGGCCGAAGTAAGATCTCACCACAAGGATTAGTACCAAACTCAATGCCGTCTGTTTCGCGCCGGCCTGTTGCTTTTGCTTGCTTGTTAGCAGACACACGATTAAAGATACCGCGTTCGCCGGACTTGCTGTCGTAAAGTGACAGCCATTCCTTCATAAACACGCCGATCTCTGGTTTCTCTGTATAGGCTACGCTGTTGTTCGCAAGAGCGCGGTGTTGGTAATCAACCCACCACTGTCCGTTCTTAGCGTTCTGCATACGTGTGTCGGAGAGATTTGAGAGGGAGATGAGAGCAGAACGACGGACGCCGCCTACGACAACTATCTCTCCGACTTTACACATTAGGTCGTGACACTCTAACGAGTTTAGCTTACGACCTGCTGCATTCTTAAATGTTGCTACTGTAAATTCTAATAGCTCGTTAAGCGGTGCTGGGCCTGAACTACGACCACCAAATGTCTTCAAACGTGCGCCAGCTGGACGAAGCTTAGTAAGATCCCACTTAGGAACCTTGCCTTGATACAGCAAAGTAATCAGTTCGTGTAAGCACGTTGCCCAACCGAGCTTGCTGTCTTTGACGAAGATTGTTGTGTCTGTGTCGTAGAACTCGTCACTAATAACAGGTAGCTGATTAACATACTGTCGCTCAACGCTGAACCCCAACCCTGTGCCGTTCATGAGAATGTATAGTGCTTCACTGAACGACTTGATGTTATCTACTGCGATGTATGAGCAGTTATATCCTGAGATGTTATCGCGCTCTAACGCTGGACCTGCTGTCATCAATGATCGCATTGATGGCATTACTTCCATGTCTAAAATGTGTGATCTAATTCCGTTGTTTAAAACTGCTGCGTATTCTGGAAACTTGCCTGTGTAAAAATCTATTAACCTCTGTACTGTTTCGTCCCAATTTTCTCTGCGACTCTTGTCATCTATAAATCGTGCGTACCTACTCTTGTGAATGTAAAGCCGATAGTTATCCATTTTTCTCTCTTATAAAAACGTTGTTTAGTATTTACTGCTGGTACGGATCCGACAACGAATTCTCCGCCCATTACTGCCTCTCTTTTTGTGTTTGCTTCTTACTTATGACTTAGCGATGAAGGTAATACTGAATATATAATACCCCGATGAAATGGACTAAATTAGTGTCCGCGTTGTGACTTTAAACGTTGCTGAGTTGCCGCCTAAAGTTGATGCGTTAGTATCGTAAGTGAGGATAACGTTGGCTCCTGACACTGACGGAACCATGCTAATACCAAAGTCAGTGGTTTCAACGTACTCATCTTCGTATGTTACATCAACACCATCTGTGGTTATCTTCATTATTCCGGTTCTCTTATCATTGACGGACGCAATTGCGTAATCAAGGATAATAGGCGCATATCCAACACCGATAACTACTGTGTCGGTCTGATTGTCCAACAATGAAACAAAATCTAAATTGCTAGTTATCTGCCCACCAAGCTGTAGGCCACCGTTACTTAATGTCGCAAAGCCCAAGTTGTTATTAAAGTTAATAAGAATTGCATCGGTTAGTAATCTTTCTTCAAATGTGTCTCCGATACTATAGCTATTTTTACCATTGTAGTCAATGACTGAATAGACTGCCGACCCAGGAGCAGGGCTTCCCTGACGGCCAACGTTTATGTAGCTATTGAATGCGCTAACAATGTTGACCGCGCCAGCGGTAATAGTATCTAGTTGTGTACCTGAACTAGTTGATCTGATACCTTGTCTAAACACTTCGTTGAATGTCGAATGCGTGATTCTAACTCCCGACGGCGGAACTGTGCCGCCTACGTCATTGTCTCCTACTTCGGCGCCTTGATACAACTTATGGAAGTAGCTATTAGTTATGCTTACATCTCGTACTCCATTTATACTGTTTGTAATGTACAGACCGTACGTCGTAGCGACGAAGTCACATTGGTTAAACACTAATCTATTAGATTGCTGGGCGCCACTAACTGACGCATCTAACCTAACTCCGGCAGTACCAGAATCTGGTACTGCCGGCATTGTTGACCAGTCTGTAGTGAAGTGCGAATTCTGCAGAGTCCAAGTCGTATACTGAAAGCGGACTCTCGAAAAATAACCATCTTGCACGCCGTCAAACTTAACGATATCTCTAGTATTAG